GCTGACTGGTCTCCGGTGTTGGTTGCCGCTGACCGGTTTCCGGTGTTGGTTGCCGCTGACCGGTTTCCGGTGTTGGTTGCCGCTGACCAGTCTCCGGTGTTGGTTGCCGCTGACTGGTCTCCGGTGTTGGACTTTTTATCATCGTCCCAGTTAACCTGATCTTTAATGTACTCCAGACCGGCTTTAACAATTCCGGCAATTCCGATTTCTGCTTTAATCGAAATCTTCTTTCCTACTCTCTTGCTATCGTCAGATTTCTGATCGTTTGCATCCAGCTCGACTTCGCAATATCTGGAATCAGCCGGTGCATAATATCCAAATACATCCAACGGATTCTCACAAGCATGAAATCCCGTATCACAAATCTCGGCTCTTTCTTCTTCATACTTCTTTCCGATTTCATACTGAAAATCACGGCATTTTAAGTCTTTGTCAAATCCCTTATAGCATTTCATTTTTCCTTGTCCTCCAAATTCAGTCCGAGTATAGCTGCACAAACCTCTTTCTTTAAATACGTATTTGCTTCGGTTGTGTTCAGGTACGCTTCAAATGCCTTTAATCTGCCTACCAGCTCTGCATACTCCTCGGCTACGGTCTCTGCTCTGAAATCCATCTTATTTTCTTTCTCCATCGCAATCCTCCTCACAATACGGACATGTGTTGTCCATCAAAATTTTGTTCAAATGGTCAGTTACTTTCTTCACATTTTCTCCCTGCTGGCAACCGCCCTCTACAATGCTGTACATATCAAACTCTCTTAATGATTCTTTCTTATATATGTTGATGTGCAAGCTGCATCCGATCTTGTAGTTTGCAAAATGAAATGCTACCGTTCTGCCGGTTTCTTTCTGAACTCTCCTGCACAACTGGTACAGCTCATCTACGGTCTTATCAAATTCATTTATCTTCATCGAAAAGTCCTCCAAGCAAATCATCAAATAATGTTTTTACAACTTCTTTGATTTTTTCTTTTTGAATAGTTTTAAATTCTTCTTCGTTCATCAGTCCGATTTTGACCGCTTCGTCAATCTCCTGCTTCACAGATTCCTCTGTTTCTTTGCCATCTTCCATAATGGTTTCCTTGATTCCTCGAATGACAACAGCTAAGTCAGCTATTAATTCTGCTTTACTGCCTTTAAGTGTGATTTCTCCCATTTTTGTCTCAATCATCTCTCTTTTCCGTTACTGAAAACTTATAAAAAGTTATAAACTTCTATGTTTCATTCCTACTTCAACGAGTATGCTTTTGATGATATAAATATCAATCTACTCACAAGTTCTTGTACTCTCCATAGGCGTAAATTCCGGACTAACGTATCCGTACATATTTGCATTAACGTTTCAGTGTCAGCTTGCAAATTTTTCTCCATAAGTCTTGAGATTTATAGATGCCTGGAAATATATTCCACTCTAATATCTTATAAAACTCAACATACGCTTATATGATTTTATAATTTATATTTAACTGTTAATTTCCTCCGATTCTTTTAATTTCATCCGGGTAAATAACCACGAATGATAATGCGAATATTACGATTGCTACTGCAACCGGCTGTGATGCACTGTCAAATCTCCAGAACGGCAAGTACGGTGACATACCGCCGATCAGAGCTGACAGAATTAATGCTTTTACCATTTTTATGTCCCTCCAATTTTTTTGTGTGGTATACTCTCATTATGAAAGGAGGTGTTTTTATGGATAAGTTACAAATCGCTCATGATCTGGCTGTTGCCAAGTTATGCGCTGAATTACCGGGAAGCCTGGACAACCCTCATATCTGCCAGAGATACTTCAAATACCGTGCAGAATTTGCTGATCTTCTGGATTCCCATGATGAAGATTACTTTCTCAATGAACTGGATAAAGAGAAAGTAAATAATTGTTCTCCATCTCGGCGCTACTTTTAATCGTTAGACTTTTCCCCGGATGTGCTCTTTGTTGTTCTGCCAATATAGAGCACATCCTTAAGGGAAAACTGAATTTTATTATTAATTCCGTTTTCAGTCCATTCGTATTCAACAATTGACTGTTTGTCGAAATTAATTTTTTCATACACCTCTGCCGGGACACGCAACGTTTCTCCGTTTTTAAACTTAATAATTGTTTCGTCGGCAATCTTCACATTCTCACCTCCTGATTAATCTGCTTTAGCAAAGAAAACACTAATCGGGTCTTCGATATGAAATTCATCAATCATTGTCTGAATCTCATTACTGTTGAAAATTCCTTTCTGCATCTTTCCGTAAAATGTTTTTGGTGTAATTCCAAGCATTTTAGCAACATCCGTCTGAGATTTTCTATTCTTCGCAAATATTCCTCGAAGTTCATCAGTTTTTATCATTTTGTCATCTCCTGCTCAATCACCGGAAGAATCCCACTCTCTTTCAGCTTGTCGTAAAGAAATATTCTTCCTTTCTGTGACCACTTAGTATTCATCTTCACATCCGGTCTACCGTCCGATCTCACGATATCAACGGTCTCGGAATGTGTATAGCCCATACAGTGATATTTGCTGTACAGTAACCACTGTCCGCTCTGCTTGTACTGGATTCCGATGTCATGCAGAATATCGTTCATCTTCTTCCCAGACATTCCATAATCTTTGGCAATCTGGGTGATGGTTACAAGTCCCGGATTCTTCAAGATTTCATCATAGTAGTCGGCTTTCGGTTTCAGTTCGCCGATTATCTGGTTTTTGACACTGATTTCCGTTGACAGTAACTTGACCGAATCTTTCAACTTCGCAATGGTCTGGTCTGCCATCTTCAATGCTCTGGCAAAAATCTGTTCTGGTGTGTTCCATGCTTTTTCAAGGTCGATGAGACATTGACGGCATTCTTTTCCTTTTTCAGTTCTGCTCATAAGGCAAATGTGTTTCGCCATGTCTACCGATAAGGAATAGTCTTGTATCTCTCTATATGCCCCATTATTTACAACCGTACCCGAAAGTACGCTTGTAAAATCTTCATTTTCAATAAATCCCTGAGAGTTTGTCTCAAACCATGCTGAGAATCTTTTGCTAACCCCAAGAGATTTATGAAGTTCTCTTGCTGACACCGATGGCTCAGTGCCATCATAATTAATTGATATTATCTGTTCCGTCTGTATCACTCCTCTCTTTTAAATTCAATTTAATTGAAGTTATTTGGCACAAAAATAAAGTCCATAGGAATTCCAGAAAGTTCACTCATTTTTCTGAGTTGTGATAATGTCGGCTCCGTTTTCCCTTTTTCCCAATTAACTACTGTCGAATTGGAAATACCGAATATTTCAGCCCATTCTTTCTGATTGTATCCCGCGTTCACACGAACGGCTTCTAATGAAATCCTTGGCATTTGTTCATCTCCTTTCTCAACTTCTGGATTTATTATAATTCAACTAAATTGAATTGTCAACACTGAAATTCAATTTAGTTGAATTAACTATTGAATTTCTTATAAATATGATGTACAATACAAAATGTAAGGAGGAAAAGAATCATGACAGCCATGACAACCGAAGAACAGAAGAGAATCTTCTCTAACAATCTTAATAAGTACATTTCAAGAAGTGGGAAACAGCAAAAGGAAATTGCCGAAGCCATTGGAGCAAATGCATCTACATTTAATATGTGGTGCAAAGGCAATTCAATGCCAGGAACCGGAAAGATTAGAGCCTTAGCTGATTATTTTCGAATAAGGATGTCGGATTTGACAGATTTAAAAAAAGACTCTGATATTGAATTTGGAGATGTAGTTACAAAAATCGAGCAGTCAGATCCTCGTTTCAAAAGAATTATCCTTGAATACGATAATCTGCCGCCCGATAAAAAAGATTTGTTATGTGATTTTTTTGAGAAGTTCGTTTTCTAAGGTACAAGGGTAGGAATTATTTTCCTACCCTCTCTTCTTTATAAGCCCTTTTTACGCATCCGTAAATAAATTTTATCATTGACTCATTATGTATCTTCTGCACCATTTCAATAATCTCTTTCTTATAATCCATAAATAGCCCTCCCCTGTCGCAACTACCACCTACATTACAGTATATGCCCGGCTTGTGGGAAACAGAACCGAACATTAGTTCGTTTTTATCATTATACCACCGATGTTCCCTCTTGGCAACTGCCAAATATACACATGGACTTTTGTTATTTCGTAGGCAAACTTCGCAATCTCAAAAAAAATTATGTTTTTGTGAATATAACATCTGACATTGCAAATTTTCTTGATCTCACTCAACTCCTGTGTCTGGGCGGAACAAAGTTGTTCCGCAGCTTCTTTTGTAATCTGCACATCTCTGCGGTGGCGTTCTGTCATATCATGTGACGGTATATACATCACACAGAATATCTCATAAAATATCAGGATGAATACGACTATCCTGTATCTGTTTTTATCCATTACTACCAACTCTTTCTAAAAATATATCTCACATAATATCATACTGTTGTGCATTTTTGCCGCCGACTACAGAATAAATGAGTTTAACGGAAAAAATATCCCACTTTTTTGATATTTTACTATGCACACTTTGTATGAGGTGGTATAATATTGTAAAATTTTACAAACAACATTATGGAACGAGGTTTTAAAATGGCACGTAATAAGAAGTCAAGTGGATGCAGTACTTGGTTTTGGGGCTTTATGGGATTTTCGGCTATATTCTATTTGTTTGAAGAATATTGGAAAATCATTCTTGTAATTGCGTTTTCTATACTATTGATAATGTCGATATATTATCTTATCTCTCCGAATCGGTTTAAAAGTCAAGTCACTTCAGGAAATAAAAAAATTAAAGGTGTTTATAAAAATGTCAAGAATGCTAGGAGTCGACGACTATACGGCGGAAATTATATTTCTGGGAGAGATATTCCTCATGGAATTTATGACATTAAAGTTATTGATGGATGCGGTACCGTAAAACTATCGTCAAGCGAAGATTTGTTTTTGCATAAGAACGATTTTTTTTGCAATATTGAACTTCCTTCTCAATCCAAAATGCTAGTCCCTGCCGGAATGATAGTTGATTTATATAACCGTAGAGAACTTCCAGAGTCAATACCGGAGCCAATTCCAGAATCGCTACCTGAGCCCAAAATCCCGGAACTTCCGATATCTCAGCCTACATCCAGAAGGACTTTCAGTATGAAAGATATTGATAGGATGGATGGACATGATTTTGAATATGTGTGTGCTGACATTTTACGGGCAAAAGGGTTTCAGAATGTCACAGTAACAAGAGGTAGTGGTGATCAGGGCGTTGATGTCATAGCTGAACAATCTGGTGTTAAATATGCTGTTCAATGCAAGCGGTTTAGCGGTTCTGTAGGGAATAAAGCTGTCCAAGAGGTACATTTCGGGAAAACATATTACCATTGTCATGTTGCAATTGTAATGACGAACAACTATTTTACTAAGTCTGCCAAAGATGCTGCAAGCGAAAGTAATACTATTTTGTGGGACAGGGATGATTTGATGCCCTACTTTGAAGAATACATAAAAAGTAAGAATCCCGAACAGGAAGTACTTCCACAGCATTTAGAGGAAGAGGCATCCCAGAACGATATTTCAGAAGACAATCCAGAAGAAGTCATTCATTATTCAGCACTGCCTGAATACGATGCGAAAAGTGGAATATATCCGGCTGGCTATTATGCCATAGGAAAAACGCTTCCTAAAGGGGGATATGTTTTTAAATCTCGTGGAGACGATGAGGGAGTTATTGCAATTTTTGAAACCTCAGATGATTTGTCAAAAGAAGAGAACGATGTTTTCTTTCATTCTTTCACAGGAAGCTATTTCCTAGCACTGATTGATGATAATAAATTTATAGCAATAGAAAACGCAGACGCACAAAGAGTATATGGTGTAAATTAAACAAGAGGGGCAATCGCCCCTCTTTCTCTTTGCCTGTCGTTCTCGCAGGCAGTCTCTCTATCCACACATCCTCCCGGACACAGAAACCATATTTTTCGAATTATGTCAAACTTTAATGCTTTACACTAACAATTTCAAGTGCTACACTTTGTTTGTGGGGCAATAATACCACAAACAGGAAGAAAAATGTGTGTACTGTCAAAATCATGGCGTATTTTGACAAATTGAGACTACGAAAGGAGGGTGCGCATATGAGAATAGCCATATGTGACGATAATCAGCTTGAAGTTGACTTGTTTAAAGAGCGCATATCGGGGTTCTTACGGCGCAAAGGAGATTACCGGTATGAAATTAGTGAGTATTCAGCAGGTTATCCGCTTGTTGAAGATGTGAAAGAGGGTAAATGGTACGATGTAATTGTACTGGATATGATTCTGGAAAATGAGAACGGTTTGGAGATTGCGAACCGGCTCCGGGATATTGGATATGATGGAAAGATTATATTCTGGACAGCCGACGATTCTCATTTGCAAGAAGCATTTGACGTCGGCGCTATGCAGTATGCGGTCAAGGGCAAGGAATATGGCAGAATATACCGGGCTATTGACGAGATCCTGTCGCAGATGAGGGATGAAACATTGACATTCAAATTCCGCAGACAGATAAACCGACTCAAATACGATGAAATTGAGTACGTCGAGAGTCAGGCAAGAGTTTGCCATATTTTTGCGACAGATAACCGCTGTTTCGTGACTACTTGCAAGCTGAACGATCTGGAAGAAAAGCTGTCTGATAAGCGATTCTTGCGCTGCCATCAGAGTTATCTGGTGAACATGGATCACATCCAGTCGGCAGGTGATAATTTCGTCATGGATTCTGGGGACATTGTCCAGATAAGACAGAATGGGTCAAAAGAAATCAAAGAAAAATATGAAAATTACATAAGTTGACAGTGAAGAATGACCGCCAACCCGGGAAGGAGTAATTGGCGGTCATTCTCATTGTCAACACTTAATAAATAAAAGGGTTTGCAATACGAACTACTATATCGAACACATTTTATTATAGCATTATAAAAACCGTATTACAACTGTCATTTAGAAATTTCTGTAATTCTGGTGAATGTTCCTTTTGGAACAAATTCAAAAACAAACCCTTCTGTCGGATGTGGGATGCGGATGAAGTACCATTTCAGCCCTGAACTGTCGGTTTCTGTGTACTTCATTACCTCTACAACTGCACCTTTTTTCAGTTTTGGGAACAACTTTGACGGGCTGTTTTTATTTGATTTTGTATAACATTTTGTGCCTTTTTTTATCTGTGCAATGTAGGCTCTGGTGTTCTGCTTTTTGGCTGTATCTGAGTCTGAAACTGGCGTTGTATTTTTAACTAAACTGTAATTTGGAGTGCAGAATTTTGTTCCGGGAAGGTTGCTGTTGTAGTAACTTTTCTGGCATACACCACCACCATTTGCGATAATTGTAGAGCCACCAGAAGTATTTCCTTCGACTGTCCAGAACCGATCTCCTGACACTTTTATTACGATTCCAGTATGCGTAAATTCTCCGTTTCTGTAGAAAATAACAATGTCTCCGACTTTTGGATTGCCGTTCAGAGTGAACAAATCTGCCATTGTCGGGCAGTAAACGTATGGCCAGTGTTTCAAAAGTTTCTTCGCTGTGTCTAAGCCGAATGCTTTCATCATGCACCACGAAACGAATGCAGCGCACCATGGCTGTCCTTGATAATCCGGCTTAATATCTCGCCAATATTTCGTATAATTATTTTCTCCGGCATTTGCTGTCTTACTATCAAGCTGACTATTGCTTGCCTTTTCAAGATATCCAACTTCATTCTTTGCGATCTGGATTAATTTGTCAATTGCGTTCATATCTGTTTCCTCACTTTCTGGAAAATATGTTTTTAGTGCGTTATAAACAACCCTCTGTCTGTCATTATATGCCCCGACTTGGTTCCCTGTGTCCGTCTGGCAAGCTGCATAGAGATTATCGAGCGTATATGGTTTCTGGGTCTTTGCCAAAATCCTCGTTACTGCCCCTTGCCCGCCTTGGTGCCTAAAGTTCACACACATGGCTTGCGCTCTAGCATCCGTAACGCCCTGTTTAAGGGCTTCTTCTGCATAGGCGGCTAATTGTTCATCCATAAGGTTATCTTGGCATTTAACGCCCAAATCGGACGAAATAAGGGCAACTATGGTGTCGGCAAGCTGTGACACTCTGGAAATATTAAAGCATTCCCAGTTTGCGGTCTGAACTTGTTCCAGAAGTCTGACCTTGTCTATCTTCTCCCACTGTTCCGGGTTGGCATCGTAAATTCGTTCCAGAAGTGCCTTGGCTTCGATTCCGTACCACGCTCCTGCTCCAATCGTGATTGCGTGTTCATCTGAATTATTCTCATAAGCTTCCGTGAAGTCCGAATAATCCTGTTGTCCGTAAACCTGTCCACCAGTTTCGACCGCATAAATAATCTTCCTGAGAACTGTTTTTTGTTCGTCTGTCATATTACGTTGTTCCTTTCTGCTAAATATGCCTTGTAATCCCCGTATTTGCCCCTAAAATCAATTTTTATATACCATTCGAGGATTTTATCGAATTGCACATAAAATCGTTATATGAGCCAAATACGGGGTTACTGATAAAAATGGTTTGCCTTGGGCTGAAATGAGCTGAGAATGTCAGGGTCAAATAACACTTATTTGACGATTAATATATATCTTGTATATATATTAATTATATTCTTATTCTATTTCTTATTCTTATTCTATTGCGTTACATTGCGTTACTGGTAACGTTATTGTAACGTTACATTGAGATATTATGTAAACGAAAATTGCTCGTTGACAGAATATTTATTTTTGGATTTTATTATTTTCTCAGATAATTGAATTATTCTGAAAACAAGCAAAATTTACGTTTACAAATTATTCATTTTTTATTTTCAATATAGTTACATTTTAGTACGGTAAGGGCTTGGATTTTGATAGTTTTTGAGCAAATAAGGGCTTATTTGAATTTTTCGGAAAAATGCGCTCTTATTTGCGATTTTGGGGTTCTTATTTGACAAGTTAATGTTGAAATAAGTAAAAAGAGCCTGTTACGGCTTTGCTCGAATATTCATCATATTTATCCTCCTGCATCACTATTTATCTGTCCACCATTTATCCGGATTATTGTACATGTCAAGTAGCCATCTTTTCATAGCACCCACGCTGCTAAAAAGTCTGGATGGATAATAATAATATTTACCTTCTGGTTCATCACTGCCCGCTATTTTAGGAGAAGTTACGTCAAACACCCCTGCCTGTTTGTCACTATCCTTAAACCAAAACGGTTTCTCTTCAAATGCTCCGCCCCATGAGTAAAACGGTACATTTTCCGGATTTGTATTATAAAGGCTGTATTTTTTTAAGATGTCATCCCAATTTGCAGAATCAGAATACGCGAATTCCGTATCACCAGTATCCGTCGTAAGTCTCCATGTTGGGACTATTGATGTATCACCATTGTAATATATCCCTTCTAATTTAGAGTTGTCCACGGCTGCTACTGTGACCATATATATTCCATTTACCACTCGCACACAAAATCCATATGCTAAATTATAATATTTAACTCCATATTTATATTGCACCGTGAAACAAACTTCGGCTCTCTTATATGGTGCGGGATTTTTAAATCTGGCATACAGGTCGTATTCTCCCCACCACTGGTCTTCTACAACTACCTCTTCTTTCTTTCTCCACAAAAGTGTGTCGCCGCCCCATATCTCCTGTATTTCTTTTCCACCGGAATAGAAACCATCTATTTCTTTTCCACCGGAAAAAGCTTTATACTCTATTGCCATTTAGCTCTCCTTGTATGTCATGAAAATAGTATCATCCCTGGTACGAGCTGCTGCGGGAAGATTATCATAATCTTCTTTTTTGATGCGCTTCATACAGCGTAATGCTGTCTTTTTTGTAGTGTTTCCAGAAGCAGAAACAGCAGCCGGGGTAAAATCGCTCGTACCATCCGAGAATCCATAGCTTACCACTGGCATTTCTGATCGGGTGCGGTTTACGGTCGCGGATATCTCAGGTGTATCTTTTCCAAGCTGTCGGCTGTTACTATTAAACGGTGCATTATTGGCAGAATAGGTGTCAATCATGTCTGTAGCGCCGATTTTGAGCGTCCTGCTCATGATGTATGAATGAACGTACCATTGCAGTTCTGTAGGCTCCTGGTTGTCGTGCTGAATCTGCTTTTTATAGTAGAGTTCGACAGCCTGTCCAACCATGTTCAGTGGGTTTCCCTGAACCTCGGCGGTATATCCCTGCGCACGATAATATTTCCGCAAATCTTGATTTACGAATACGCCATAGCAAATCTTCATAATTGGTTCAGCCCTTGAAATACCGCCATATTCGTCTGCATCCCAAACGTAATTTAGCCAGTCTTCATTTCCTACAAAGAAGCTATTTCTGTTGTAATAAACGTTGTTATCATACGCTTCTTGCGCTGTATAGTCGCCTTGTGTAAAGCCAAAGGCTCTATTCGGGTCAGGGTCACAAAATATAATATTTGGGAACCAGATTCTGCCCTCTTTTGCGGTAAAACTTTTAAATGTATCAAGGTGTACTTCTTCGTTATTGTAGTATTTGTAAATGTTCTGATTACCGGTGGTCTGCCCGTATCTGTAACTGTTCTGGCGAAGCTTCAGATACTCAAACTTACCATCCCTGTTCATCCAACCAAAACGGTCATTCTGCAAGCATAAATCTTTCAGAATATTTACTACGTTCATCTCGTTTGAGTTATTCGTATCAGGCACATAAGTGTCGTCCCAATGCAGCTTTGTACTAACCTGTTCGAGTCCTAAAAACTCAAATAATTTATCTCTGAATTGCTTTTGAGTCAGTTTTTTCTTCTTATCAGTCGTCTGGTTTTTATACCATCGAGCAATGTCAGTATTTCGTAATTTATACAGGTAATCATACGCTACAAAATTACGTGTCAGGGAATTTGCTTTCCGCTCCGCACTGTCGATTTCGCCTGTGAAGATTTTGATTTTTGTTCCTCTTCTTTCGATGTAAACTTCGATTTTTCCAGATGGATAAAACTCTTCCGAAGTGCCATTGAACTGATCGTGGTGAGCCTGAAACGTTATCTGATTGCAGACACAGCCGCCGAAGATAAAATACTGTTCTGAACAAATAGACTCCTGCAAAGTAAGCGTATTCTGGTCGATATTTTCATTTGTAAGGTCAGCAAATTCGCCGTTAATCCAGTGCACTGTAACATTGATCGGTTCAGTTTTTTCTTCTTCAGCTTCACCAGAACCGCCACCAGAACCACCACTTGAGCTATCGTCAAACGGGTCTTTACCATCGTTTGTGACTTTAATTTGAAAACTGTCGGAACCAACAAATCTGGCAATGCCGTCAGAGGTCATGCTATAAGACACTGTTATGGCCTTCGACCCTGCTTTTGAACTGTCAAAACCAGATACGGTATAGTCTGTAATTTCTTTTTCGCTTCCATCATTCCTTACTTCCACAACAGTTAGCCCTGATGGGTCGAACGTTTCTCCGATTTTATAATAAATCTTGTTTGGATAATGTGAAATTCGGATTCCTTTTAGTTCATACACAGTCACTTTGAATGTGGATGTATGATTTTTATACGTTACGGAAATTTCTTTCTCGCCAGCAGAAGAACTATCAAGTTTTGATACGCTATAATCTGTCAGCTTCCTCGATGCTCCATCTGTATATTTGGATATTACTTCGAGACCGGACGTATCGAGACTGTCACCTGTGTAATATTCTGTCTTTGTTGGCATTTTGGAGACTTCTATCCCAGATATACCAATTACCGAGATTGTAAATGTAGTCGTAAACTTATTGTAAGTTACTGTTATTGCCTTCTCTCCACCAGATGACATATCTGGGCTCGAAAGAGAATAGCCCGTAATTTCTTCTTTAATCCCATCCGTATATACCTGAGACACAATTATTCCACTGGCTAAAAATTCGTCATCTTCGTAATATCGCGTTTTTGTTGGTAGACTTGTTATTTCAATTCCAGTTACATCTACAACCATAATGTTGAATGTGGTCGTGAAACTCTCAAATGTCACCGTTATACTTTTGCTACCGTACGATGTCATATCTGGAGATGACAAGGTATATTTTTTGATTACTCCTGAACTACCATCATCATAGACAACATTAACGATAAGCCCAGAAGACTTAAACGTTTCATTAATCATATACCTAGTTTTATCGGGCAACTGTGCTACTTTGATTCCGACAAGTGTTGCAAGACTATATGGCCTATAAGAAATATTCCAATCAAGTCCAGATTCGTCCTGGTGTATGAATGACACCTGTACTGGGCTTTCCGGCGTAGCTCCATTCAAGGACAAATTTGTAGTCTTGCCATTGCTAGTCAAGCTGGATATTCCGGCATAGATGCTTGTATCTATAGGAGACTGAATTACGTTCAGGTACATATCACCATTGTCAAATAAGAATAATTCATATTTTATCTGACTTTCGTGCGCTTCAGGGGCTGCAAAATATGTATATCCTTCTACTCGGATTTTAAGAAGTTTTATACCTCCGTCTAATTCAGTTTCCATCCTGTAAATATTATGCGTAGCTCCATCGCGGTTACAAATTTTCAATTGCTCTGAAGATACCCCAAATCCAATCCAGTTGTTTCCATTAACATAGAGTTTATCTGTGATCACATTGTTGAATCTAAACCAGCTAACGCCATCCAGTATGTCTGTTCCTTCATCCCGTCCGGAATTCTCTATTAGTTGCATCCCGGTTAAAGTATTAACGACCTCAGAAAGTTTATACGTTGTTACATCAACGTTGAACGTATCACTTTTATCTCCTATAAATACCGTTACAGTTTTTGTCCCGGTCGAACTGAAATCATAGCTTAATTCATATAAATCTGTTTCCTGTACAGTTCCATCTTCAAGGGTCATCTGTACAGTTAAATCTGCTTTGGAGATCGTTTCTCCGACATGATAAGTTTTTGATGGATAGTTGACTATTTCAATCTTTAAAATATTATTGATTGCTTCAAATTGGATATTGTTGCTATTTGCATAAGTCTCTGCTGTTGAACCAACATATCCGCGAATTGTCTTTACATAAATCGAGTATTCGCCAATCAGAACAGTTCTGCTCAGAATGGTTAATACTGCGTTTTTATTGTCGATTATGGTTCCTGTTATTTCTTTCAATGACGATGGCAATGTTAATTCTGTCAATCCGCTACAGTCATAGAAACATCCACCTTGCAATGTTTCCAGTCCCTCTGGAAGTAATAATGTTGTAATTAGTGAGCAACCAGAAAAGCAGCTTTGCCCTATTGTCTTTAATGTAGATGGAAGTGACACTTCTGTAACATTTGACATACCATAAAAGCAAGCTCCAATTAATCCAGTAATACCTTCTTGGACTACGATTTTTTTGACTTGACTAGAGTGATCTCCTTTTCCGTCAAAAATTCCACCGCCAAAATAACTTGGGGTGTCTATATCTTTTGTATCGCCCGTTCCCGAAACCGTTAATAGACCAGTAATCAGGTTAAGCGAAGCTATGGCATCTGTTTCTACATTTGCCCCAATATTTGCAGTAACCGTATCGGATACGTGTACTGTGTATGTGGTGCTTAATCCTCTTACAGTCGCTGTGATAACCTGTTCTCCGGCAATCGTGTTATCAAATCCAGAATATATTAATTCATAAACACTCTCTTCTTCTCCATCATCGTATGTAATAATGCCGTTAGCACTTTCAAAATCATCACCTATATAGTATTCGGTCTTGGCACCATCAATGGTTAACGTAGCGGTAGCTGCGACATATATACTTTTTGTTGTGGCTGCTCCTTTATATGAAATCGTCAGTTCCTTTGTGCCGGGAGTAGCGCTGTCAAATCCAGAAACATCAAATCCAGAAGTCAATGTTTCATTCTTTCCACTATCCCATACTGCCGTTACGGAATATATCTCTAGTGTTTCATTTAGAAGATAATGATCGCGAAGATTGAACTTTGTAAGTTCTAAGACTGTATCCTCTTTTACAGTGATTTCTACAGGCACGCTATAAGTTTTATATGATAATTTTACAGTTTTTGTTCCGACTGTAGATACATCAACATCGGGAAATGCAAAATTACTTACTGCATTCGTGTTTCCTGATGAGTCATAGGATTCTACCGACAATTCCGACCAATCTAATGCGTTTGGGACGTATACTGTTGCAGGGTTTGTCTTAATTCTTACCCCTGTTTCTTTTATCGGCGTGTATTTCGAGCGGATTACTTTTGGCTTTATTCCAGCATTGCTAATAAGTCTACTGATAGGATATTTTTTAAAATCACTATGGTATTCTGCTAACACAATATCTGTGGTCTTTCCATTTGTGACTTCACAATCTCCAAATAGCGTATTGTATTCATTCTTCGCGCTTTTGATTATATATACAAATATGTTCCCGTCATCAAATAGAAAAATTTCGTATTCATATGCGTATTTGTCATAATAATGATTATATATTCCTTTTAACTTCAATTTCAGGAATTTAGCTCCTGTGTCAAGAACTCCTTCTTGCCTATATACGTCATTTATGTTATTCGCCGTTTTAGCCCAGAACATCTTTAAGTGTTCCACATCTGCCCCGAATCCAATATATCCTTTACCGTTTATATAAAGTTTATTCACAGCATTCCCGGCGTAATGATACCAAGGCGCTCCTTCTATTTCCAAAGTCTTTTCTTGCACAATATATTCATTGACTTTGGTCATCCCATCTGTTGTGTTGAGCAAAGATGCAAATTCGTAAGTTGCCATAATCATCCTCCCGTCTATAAAAATAAAAGAGCACATGAGCTGTGACACCCATGTACTCTGGTTGTTAGTATTCGATCAGTGCGATTCTGATCTTGTTATACAAAATGTTATTTCCTACAACTCTGATAGGTTTATACTCAATATCAGGCATATAAAAAACGCCTGTTTTGTAGGTGTTTTCTTCGTCGTCCCAGTATGTAACTTTGTACTTCCGCTGCGCCTTGTTGACTAGGCCTGATTTGAAAACAGACTGCATTTCAATTTTATCTGGCAACCACATAGGGCGCGTGTTGAAGTCTATTTTTGTCTTGAAATTCGGGCTTGTGTCCCTATGCAAGAGATTATTCAAGTCCCTGTATGCTTCTATCTCTGTTCTCTGGTTTGGAGTTGCAGAATAATCATCGTAGGCTAAGAATTTGTTCGGGAGAACGCTTCCCCCGAACTTTAAAAAATAACCTTGGAAACTACTTCCTGCAATAAAGTCACTCATTCTATCACCTACCCTTCAAACAGTCCGTAGCCATTACGGTTTCTGAACTGCTGATTTTCTTCTTTCAGATACCCAATCAGATGCCCGTCTGCATATATTGCCATACCGTTCAGAGCGTTTTTGACCGCCTGCCCGATCATCTGGTTATTGTCAAACGTGTTACTGCTGATTGCCATGATTTCTTTTCGAATATCATCCACAAAATCATCTGTATCAACTGACATTCTGCTCTTTACTTCCTGATAGGACGCACTCTTTGTGATAATGTCTGCGGTTGGTGTATTAATCTTCTGCACTTCGGCGCTTATATCATTGATGGTGGATTCGACTTTTGGAAGCATATTCTGCATACCAAGTTGGAATCCCTCAACGGTGAATCCACCGAGTTCCATCATTACCTGCGACGGGCTATGGATTTTTAAAGCACTCCGAAGCCTGTTTTCTATGTTGTGAGCAATTGCTTCTGCGTTTTTGTACAGATGTTGGTTAGCTGCGGCAATCATTCCGTTATTTAAACCAATAATCGCATTCCATCCAATTGTATAGAGTCTTCTCATAGAGTTTAAAACTACGTCAACAACACCATTCATAGCTTTTGAGACATTCAGTTTCATTGTACCATTTATGTATGATACAATCGCTTCTCCTGCCTGTTTCCATTTGGCAACCATAATATCGTGCTGAGTTGTAAAATGAGTTCTGACATTTGCGTCCATGAGAGTGAGTTCAGCCACCGTATCAAGACGCATCTGGTGCACTTTTTCTTTTACATCTTTTGCAACTTTTTCATAATTTTCAGTCGTGGTTCCGCTTACTTTTTTGGCATTAGATGTAGAACCTGAGCTGTCTTGATCTTTACCAGTGATTTTATTCCATAAGGATTTAACTTTTGAAGTTATGCCATCCAAAATTCCTGTTATGTTTTCTTTGAGATTGGTAAACACATCGAGAGCGCCTTGCATAGCACCACTTACTCCGTCCTTCAAGCCCTCTATTAAATATCCGCCAATGTCAGCAAATACTGTAGACGGAGAATGAATGCCAAAAAGATTTTTTACATTGCTGATAATTTTATCAACAACATTTTCTTTGAACCATCCTCCAATGTCTTTGGCAGCATCTTTTACGCCGCCAAAGAGTCCGAGTATAATATTTTTCCCGATATCCCAAATACTACCAAGAATATTCTCGAAAGCTCCAACAATATCAGAAGCTAAATTCACAAATCCCTCTCCGATTTCGCTAAAATCTAATGTAAGAAAACCATTTATGATTTTAAACACATCGGAAATTACGTCTATTCCGCTTTGTAAGATACTAATTAATCCAGAGAATGCGTCACCTAAAATAGCTATGCCTGTTGATATAACAGTTCCGCCAACTGATACAACCAATGTTTCAAAGAACGAAACTATTGATTTTAACCCGCTGTTGGCATAGAAATTGTATAATTGACTTCCGAGATTAACAAACGCTTCGCCGAGCGGTGATATTGCAGTTTTGACTTTTTCAAAAGTTCCAACAATACTATCCTTGATTTTCTCAAATGCATTTCCAACAGTGTTCCTGAAAGACTCAGATGTATTCCAAAGATCAACAATCGAAGCTATAACGCCTGCTACAGCTGCTACTATTCCTGCGGTGGCAACTCCTACTGGAACTGAAAGGCCTGTTAAAGATGATAAGGCACCTGCAAGCGAAGTGGATGCTGAAAAGAACGCTTCGTAAACAATACCACCTTCCTGAAATAATCCAATTGCTCCAGAAAAGGCATTTGCAACAGAACTTGTGATTTGACCTACTAACGACGTGGAAGCAAAAATAGAACCAATACTGTTGATAACAGGAAGTAATTTTGCGGCGATTCCGAATCCTATGACAGCTTCTACAAACTTACCAGCAGATGTTTCGCCAAGCCCTGACCATATTCCACCGAGAACGTCAAGTAACACCGTACCAAGTTTCTGTAGATTTGTCCCCCAGTCAATCTGGCTCAGGAATGTTCCGATGTTTCTTCCAAATTCCTCCCAGTCTACTTTTCCTGAAATACTAATAAGTGCATCTAGCAAGTCTGAAATGAACGCATTTAATGACTGCCCGTTTTGTGTCCAATCAAATGTAGCGATGAAAGTGCTTATTCCACTGGAAATATTGTCAACAAACTGTTGCCAGTCGAAACTTTGAGTCCATGCGAGAAGCGCTTGAAAAGCACCATTCAGCCCGGTGGATAATGTATCTGCAATATTCGAAAAAGAAATGGTGGAAAATATACCGTTCATAGCGTCTGCCACTGATTTTCCAATATCAGAATACGGGAGATTATCAACAAACCCTCTGAATATTTCCCATGTGAGCATGAATTTATTTCCTAGGAGTTGTCCTAGATTATTCCAATTTACCTCATCAATCAGTCCGCCGATACCTTCTGCAAATTTCTTCCCGAGGTTATACCAGTCTATCCCGGTAATCAACAGGTTTAGCGTATTGACTATGGTGTTGAACCCAGCTCCTATTGTTCTTCCAAACAAATTCCAGTCGATGTTATCCACAAGGCTATTGAAAGTCTCTGTGAATGCTTCACAAAATTCTGTAATCTTCGGTCCGACTTTTTTCCAATTGATTGCATCGTAGACCTTTTGTAAGCCAATATTTATCATATCAGCAATAGTTTTTCCAAGCCCTTTCCAATCCTGACTCAAAAATGCTTTACGGATTTTTTTTGCCCACTTATTGATCGGTGTTTCTTCGTCTGGAAGAGCACTATCAAGTTGATCTGAAATGTCACCAAGTCCCAAATCATCAAGACCAGAAGCACCATTCTTCCCTTTCTTATTGCTAAGACTCGCCGTATCATCCGACAGATTCTTTGTAAGCACGTTTAACTCATCAAATGGCATAAGTGAAAGAGAATCTTTTAATTTCTTAGCAAATTTCGAAGCCTTATCAAGCCCACTGGAAGCATCGTCGCCAGAATCTTTTAATCCGCTTAAATCCATGGAAGCATCATCAAATCCAGCAAATTCATTCACAACTCCTTTGGCAGAACCTTTCATTTTCTTTCCACTCAAAACATACATGAAATCACGGAATGACTCCGCTGCTTTTGTAAGTTTTGCAATAAAGGCATTAAGGGCTTGAATAGCCGGAAGAATTGCTGATATTAAGCCTTGACCAATGACAGAGGAAAGAGATTGAAGATTTAATGTTAACAATCTCGTCTGATTAGCCCAGCTTCCAGAAGTTCTAGCAAAATCTCCTTGTTGATCTCCTGTAACTGACAAGAGGTAATTATATCTAAGCATGACCTTTTGTGCTTGTGTCATGGAATTGTATGAAGTTGTGATTCCTTGGGACAGAGCATACGCTTCCAAGTTGGCTACTGAAAGGTTTATACCCAACTGTCTTAAAGGCATAACCTGACCTGAGATGCCGGCACGAATTTTGTAGAATGCAGTATCAATGTCAATGTTGTAAAAAGAAGCTAAATCGCCGGCTAATCCTGCAAGTGTTGTTGACATTTCCGCGGCAGAATCTTGCGCTACGCCAGAAGATTTCAACATTGCCATCATAGTTCCTGTGTAATTCTTTGCAGCTAATTCAGATAATCCAAATTGCTTTGTGGCTACTGATGCAAATTCATAAGCTTTGTTAGCCATGCTTCCGAAAGCTACATCAACAATATTCTCAACTTCTGTGATGTCGGAACCGAGTTCCATAATCCCTTTCCCGTTCATAGCCTGATTAAATTTGCTCATAGCCAAAGAAGCTGTTTTTAAGCCTAGAACAGTTTTTATAAATGAACCGACATTTGAAGTTGCTGACTCTAATCCATTACTACTATTTATAAGGTTTGAAAATCCTGAAACCAAGAAATTTATCCCGCTTTTGGCTTTATTCACACCATTACTAAGCAATGAAGAAATTCCTCTAACAATAGAAGAAAGCTTGCTAAATGAATTTGAAACTGTGTTTGTTGCAGTAGAAATTCTTCCGCCTGACGATGCCAGACGTGAAAGAGCTTCTGTCATTCTTATTATATTTTCACTTACTTCAGGAGCGTCTTTCATGGTTTCAAAGAAATCTTTTAATTCTTTGGCAAGAGTTCCGAGATTTCCAGCAGTCTGTCCGGCTTTATTTCCCGCATTTGCAAGTTGCGCTATTGATTGTGTGAACCTGTTAACGGATTCGGAAATTTCGCTTGCACTCGAAAGTGTTCTTGCTGCCTTTTTCAATTGACGTGCGAGATTTCCTATTCCAGATGTAGTCTGGTCAATTTTTGTGCCTGCATTCGCCAATCTTGCCAGTGAAGAAACAAACCGGTTCACATTGTTTGATACGTCTGGAATATTGCTAAGACCAGATAATTCAGAAATCATGTTCTGAATCTTTCCGGACATATTGCCTGTGGAATTTAATGTTTCGTTCAATCTGCGGATAGAATTTACGAATGAGTTTAATCCGTTGTTTCTCAAGTTCAGGCTACCGAGCCCACTCATGGACTGCGTAAGCTGTTGCAATTGACTGTTTATCGTTGATAAATCAAGCCTGTCTAATTTAAGTGCTTGAACAGCAGAATTGACCGTGCCTACGGAAGCTGAAAAGTCTCTAAGATGCTTGATACTCTCAGACATACGACTACTCAGGCGATTCAGTTTATTACATAAATCATCAATGGATTTACTTGCATTTGATACGTTACTGCTGACCTCTATCGCAAGGCTATCTATTGTGTTGTCAGGCATATAAGCACCTCCTTTATTTCAAAAAAATAAAGGGCAAGCAAGACTACTATTCATCCTGCTTGCCCTCTTTATTACCTATTTCAGATATATTTGCATTTGCCTGCCTGATAAGAAGTTCGTAGTAACGTTCTTCTTGTCTTAGTTCTGCTTCTGATTTCTTTGGCATATCTGGATTGTGTTCAACCCAATTATTTTGTTTTTCCTGCGTAATTGGTTTACTTGGATAACTAGCCTTTCTTGGAAATAGCACACACGAAATACTTGCTTTCATATACAGTCCGGTCAGCCATGACTGATAGTCCATGTTTATTAATTGCGACTGGATTTCTTCGTTTTTTAAGATTCCATATTGTTCTATACGGATTCTTAGGTCTTTTAGGGTACTTCTGAGAAATTCTTTTCTTGACATCCCAATACGCACAGCCATTGGGTATAATTCATCCCAGATTATTTCGCTGTAGCTTTTTTCAGATGATCTGTCGGCTTCTTCGGCGCTTTCTTCGCTTTCGCAGAGTCCATTGCCGCATTCATGTTGTCCATGAAGGTTTCCAGACCGGTTAATTTGAAAAAACCATCTTCCTCCATCTGTTCAATGCACATAGAAAACAGACCGTAGAAGTTTCCCTGTTCATCATCTTTATGCTCAGCCATATACTGTGCTGCAAGTTTTTTGGCGGTATCTAAATCCGGGACAGTGCCATCACCGTCAGAATGGTTGCCGTGATATTGAAGCAATCCAGCATAAAACGCATTGAGTGCAACATTTGGAATACTACTCATTCCAGAAACCATTTCCTTAAGACTCCTGTCCGTTCCACCGCTTGTGGAAACCAGCATGTTCATTACGGATTTCACACAATCATCAAACAGTGATGCTTCAATTCCATATTCAAGTTTGTAGTCTTTACCGCCGATTCTTAAAACTTTATACATATTATTTGTCCTCCCAAATATGTTTAAATTTCGCTTTCAGTTGGAACTACCGCTTCACTCGGTCCAACGTATTCATTGATAGTAAGAGACATTTCAACGGTTAACAGGCCGTTCTGATCTCTTGCTGGTTTAGGAATGATTGTCGGCGGCTCGATTTTGGTGAAGAATGCTTTTTTGAGAGACGGGAAGTATTCTTCATACCACATGGATTTTCCATCTGTTTTTCCTGTTTTATATTCGCTGATTAAGGCTTCCCATTCAGCGATAGTTTCATCAGTTACATTCACAGTTACGTTGAATGTACCACCTGTAGAACCACGTCCTGCAATAGTTCTTTCGACTTCATCTTCAAGTGCAGAAGCGTCAATTGTCTCTACATCAATTTTGATCTCGTCAGAAGCATTAATTCTGTGGAGAAGTTTGAAAGTTGTCGGTTTAGTACCTGCTGTTGTTTCAACTGCATATCCGGTAAGCGAACCAACGGTACTTACGCCTGCTATATTTCCTTTTGCTGCCATATTCGGCTCCTTTCTGCTTTTTCAGCTATAAAATCACAATAAAAAAGAGCCTTGTCGGCTCTGACACGTAACCCTGTGTCCGGGAGATAAAAGGATCACCGTCCTTTCTATTCATCTGTGCCTGTTTTCAGTTCTGGAAGCCCTGCTACAGATGTAAGCAAGGATAAAACGCCGGAAAGAACGGACGCGGATACGACCATCTTCCAGTCAACGCTTCCAAGGACTGTTGCGGTTCCGATTGTCGCAACTGCTGTCTGAGCAATTGTCTTAACAGCTCTGATTCCCGCAGCTTTCAGCCATTGTAATTTATCTTTACTCATAGGACACTCTCCTTTCTTTTTGGTATAAAAAATAGAAGCTGTTACGCTTCCAATAATTGCCCGGTGTAAATTCTGCTGTACCGGCTTATGATTCGTTTGAAACTCTTTTCGGAGTTTGCAACTTCTTCTGGCCCGTATGTCCGGTGAAAGCCCATCGAAACCATAGCCTGATGACTTTTACTGTCGATTTCGTATGCAGTCGATAAAGCCTTTGTCCCAGATGCGTAACTTTCCGTTTGAAATGAAAGAACTGTTGCGCATTCGTGACCTTCAAGACTTGTTGACTGCGTGGGATTCCCCATCATGAACAATCTGGCGTATTTCGTTTTGCCAGATGCTATTGTCTGGCTTTTCTCCATGGAAAAATTGCCTTTGCCGACTGTTGGTTGAATATCTTTACTCCACCTAGAAAATACTTCTGATACTGGGTTGTTAATCGTGTCTGGCATTTTATATCACCCTGCCTGCTCTAACATATTCTGAGACTGGTCTTAAGGAAATCTCTTATTTGAGAATATCCCCATCCGCAGTCAATCAAACCACTAACAAGCATTTCCTTTGACTGGACAGCTTTTAGCTCTTCTTCGGTAAGGAAATCTCTTAGATTGTCTTTAGTAGAAATTTCTTTTTCTTCTCTAAGTTGTTTTGCAGTTTTGCCAAACAATGTACGATATACCATATCTGTATATGTCGAATATGCATGACCATGCATTCTCTCATTTTCTTGAGATTCTTTAAGTGCATTGGTCAACGCCTGTCTTACTGCAATGCCTTTGTCCCGTTCTCTTATTTTACCAATAAGAAGTTTTTCCATTTCATTGAACTGGCGAATATATCCCTCTTTAAACTTCATTGCTTTTTCGCCGGTATATCCCATAGCAACAAGCGTAAATCCGTCTCTTGTCATGTAATACATCGGCATTTTTTTACCTTGCAAATTGATATAAGAGGACTGTCCAAAATTGGATAGTCGAAAATCTTCGGAACATTCAAGCTCTCGTATATCTCTTAAAACCTTGCTATGCTCTTTTTCAAAAGTTTCTGCAACATCAAGGCTAGTAACAACACTTCTTTCTACTTTTTGGATGACCATTGTTCCTACAAACATGCTTACATTCTCCTTTTCTATGTTTTTTTGCATGAAAAAAGCACCCACCGCTTAGGTAGATGCTTTTATATGTTATAGTATATCAAATATCAAGGTGCTATTCAGTGCTATCAGGTGTTGAATTACGATGAAAAATACTTCTTTTGCAATTTTTCTGATGCTCTGCATGATTTCTACACTTGCCTTGTAAACCGGCATAGTGGCTTCGGTACCTACTCTCTTCCTAAATCTCTCATCTGCAAATTGCCTTTATAAAATAGATCATCTGCTGCCTGTATTCCTCTGTAATATCTTCCGATAACTTTTTCATATGGTACATTGTATATTTCACACCATTCTGAAAGCGGCTTATTAACGCCATCTATTTTAAACATAACAGTATTTCTTCTATTGCGTGTTTGGAACTTTCTGTCAATCCAGCAACAATTTTCAGGGCAATAATCGCCATTCACATCTTTTCTTTCAATAGAGAGATTCTTATTTGGTTCAAAACCTGTTTCATCAGCCCATTTTGAAAAAATCCGAATATCTTTCCATTCTTCGCAGACCTTAATGCCCCGCCCACCATAGTTGTTGTAACATTTGCTATGCGGATTACCACATCTATTAATCATTGCATTCCATATGCTGTAAACAGGATGATGAGTCAATTCATGGTGATTTGTTATGCCTAAATTAATAATATCTTGTTTTTTCTTATCGCATCCGCAAGAAGTAATGGCTTTAAGGGTATCACTTCTTACCGATTTTATTGTTCCACATTCGCACCTTACAATCCAATAAGATTTCCTGTTAACAATTTTATCTAATTTCAATACTGTTAACTTCCCGAATTTCTCACCGGAAATATCTTTTACATTTTCGCCTTTTACAAATTGACCTTTTTTGTTTCTACATTTAGAATCCATGCATCCGCAATTATCAGTCTTTCCATGTATAAGTCTTGTAGAACTTATGATTTTGGTATTTCCGCAATCACATTTGCACATCCACATAGCATGTTTCCCGCTACCTATAGTCCCTTCTGATTTGATTCTATAAACAGCGGTTAATTTTCCGAATTTCTTTCCGGCAATGTCAGGCGCAAGCTTTGGCATATAATCATCTCCTATATAAATTATTTAATTTAATTATAAACTATATAATTTATTTTTTCAAGAATATTAAAATTTACAATTTACATTTATAATGTTATAATTTAACAAATAGTTGATAGGAGCGTTTTATGGAACTAAAATCCAAATTAAAAGCAATAATTATTTCACAAGGCTTTACTATGAGCCAAGTCAATGACGAATTAAACCGTAGGCATGGAACAAATTTTACATTTCAAAATTTTAGCAATCGCTTCAGAAAGGAAACCTTTTCATATTCTGAAGTAGAAGAAATTTTGAATATTGTTGGATACCATATAGAATGGATAAAGGATTAACCGAAAACCTCTTTGGCAATTTCTCGTACGGAAATGATAATAGCTTCTTCCGCATGGTACATCGGCATATAAGCCCTATTTCCAAAAGAGTGATGTAATTTTCCACTTTCATCCTTATACCACCAACCGTTAGGATTGTCCCAATTGCCTTTTCCGGGGTAAGTACCCATTCCGTACTCATCCCCGGATGGAAGTGGATAGCTGTCAGTGCCGTATGAAATCCCTGCTGAAAATTCTACAAAAAGCACATCTGTACCAGACAGTCTTACTGTTACACCGGTTATTTCGCCTTTGATATTATTTACGATTTCGGTATAATAATTTCCCTTTTCTTCTTCTGGTATTGATTCCATTGTAGTTTGAATAACATTCAGACCGATTTCAGAAAGCCTTTTGATGAATATTTCATTCTTGCTTACAAGTGACTTCTGATACGCTCTGAGCTGCTTTATTGTGTCCTGTATAGATTTATGCGACAATTCCATTTTAATGCTCTTATTCGCCATCTGAGCCATCCCCTGTGTACTTAATACCATATCGTGCCACATTACCTTTCTGGGTGTCGAGAATCTTTTTTAGGCGGTAGTCTGGCGGTACTGTAGGTTCTCCATCTTCACCTAAGATAAGTTCTCCTGCTTCGGTCAGTTCCGGATTGCGGTCAATCCAGAATACATCTGCAATCTGCGGTTTAAAGTTACGGTCAAAATTTGTGATGTATCTGTCGTAGTCCGGGACGTACCCGGCAGATAATTCTTCCGGTGTTCCAGCGGTCGCAGATACGGAGAGGTGATGCAATTCTGGCTTTTGGTACGTTTTGATTGTGTCTATCCCGTCAAGGTCTTCAGTTACCCTAGACCAATACACTGTCTGTTTTTGACGTTTCAATCCTCTCATAGCGTTTTCTCCCTTCAAAAAGAGTCTTTTTATTTTAGTCTTATATTGCATATTTCATATGAGACACTTTTACATCTTCATCAGATACCTTTGCATAGATCATTGTCGTGTTAATGTTGACATGTCCAAGAATCTTCTGCACCTCAGTAATCGGCGTACCTCTTTGAAGCATAAGAGTCGCAAGAGTATGTCTAAATAGATGCGGTGTCAGAGGCCTATCAAGTTCTGACCGCTCACCGATTATTCGTACAATTCTTTCGATTGCTTCTTTCTTGAGTGCCTTATGTGGCTTTCTTTCACTTACAAAAAGATATTCCGACTCATCATCTCTAATTGCGAAGTATTGTTTTAAAAGCAATTTACAGCGAGCGTTTAGGTACGTTGTTCTATGCTTATTGCCTTTCCCCAAAACAACTACTTCACCTTTGTAAAAGTCTATATCTGCTTTCTTTACACCACATACTTCTGTAACCCTAGCTCCGGTACTGTACAGAAATTCAACTAGCGCTCTTTCACGTACGGTTTCGCAAGCTTGCCTGATTCTTTCCAACTCCATATCTGTCAGCGGTTGTTTTTCAATGCGTTCGTATTTGATATTTTTAATAACTCTGCATGGGTTCTTGCCTATATATCCCTCGTTTGCAGCCCACTCGAAGAAAGCGTGTATGGCAGTTCTTCTACTATCAAGTGTTCGATTACTCAATCCTCTGCTTTCCTGAGCGTTATACAGATATACACGAATATCATTCGCAGTAATGTCCTCAGCTTTTTTATTGACTGTGAAAAAGAAATCATCCAGATAAAGATTGTAGAGTTCGAGCGTCTTTTTACTCAAACCCTCGATTTTTCTACTTACAATGTAAGTTTTGTAGAAATCCGGCAAATATCCAGTATACTTTACAACTGCTGTTTCTCTTTGACTAATATCAAAATCATTTACATACAATGCCAGTTTGTTTCTGACTGTTTCAAGATATTCTTCTGGAATTTCTTCATACAACTTGGTCATGAACCCATTCACGAATTTATCTCTCATAAAAAATACCCTCCTTTTGGGTTCACAAAGGGAGAGTACCATGTTATAATAATACTGTACCCTTTGTGGTGTTGGAGTTAGGTTTTTTTGATTGGTAGTCGGGAACCTAACTCCTTTTTATTATGCTTTTTTGATTGTTATTTTCTCTTCATCGTATTCGAGAATTACTTTTCTGTCTTCTTTGGTAACACCTATCATCCGAACTGCTTCTGACGGAAGTGATATTTTATAGTTGACAGATTCTTTTCCTGCGTTTCCACCAGCTTTGTTAATCATGATATTTCTTTCTACTTTTATCGAACTCACCTCCATATAATGAATTTATACTCATTATATATTATTGGTGTCCAATAGTCAATAATTAACTTTACGCTAATTAACTAAAGCCCTCTTTAGTTAATTAGTTAAATAGTCCTAATTCATACATTCTTTTATAAATGTATTTTCCAACAGCTGATTTTCCATAATTGTTAAAATGAGTCGAGTCAGCTCGTAAAGAAGATGGTATTCTGCCGCTTTGAATATCTATTTTATCTTGTTCTGTCATTTCTAAGCCAGCATCACGCAGACCGTAGGAAGAAAGCAAACTAATTCCATCAGATTCGTAAATAGGAGTTGAAAGATATTTTCTAATATTTATAAAATGGCTACCAAATTCATTATCCATTTTAGTTTCATATCCTTGTAAAGCACTACTTGTATTGTTGCATACACCTAACACAACATACCTATTTTCACAACCACTATGTTCAATCATTTTCCTATTCATATCGACAAGGTTTGATTCTGTGCCGTAACCACCATTTGTACCAATCCAAATAATAATTATTCCTTTATTATATTTTGCGTAATTCGTGATTATGGATGTTGGTCTGTCAATAATAAGTTTGTTTCCATTTTCCAATCTGGTAAAAGTCCAAGTTCCGTTTGTATCTGTGTTACTTGTCCCAGTCCAATTCACATTTCCTAGAATGCCACCAATAGAACATGGATTCATGCAGACGATATTTGGCTTTGCCAAAGGAAAAGCCTTGTGTCCTCTGACAGTATCAAGCCCGCCTTCTGCATATGTTCCAATGACTACCGGAGTTGCATCTGATGGAATTATGATATTATTTACCGTAATATTATCAGCACCTTGTCTTCCCATAATTGTGAATGCAGTTTCTCCACCAATTCCCGAATTAAATACTGGATACCCACTAAATTCTGAAATAATATCAGTCCAACCACCTTGTTGTGTAAGACTGTCACCCCAGCAGGTAATATAATTATCTTTTAAATTTTTTCTCACATCATAAGAAATATCATTCCGTTTTACAGATACATACGGGTCATGGTATTCTGAATATGGTTTAATACTGCCTTTGCAGATTTGAAAATTATGATTCAACCATGTTGGATAAAATGAAGCGCGAACAAAAATAACATTTTCGGGAACTGTATAAGAATCTACACTACCATCCCACGAAACACCATGTTTTAAATTATTAAAACCTTTTATAAAAGGAATTTTTTGTGGTGTTTCACCTGTTGCAAAAAAAATTTTTTCTCCACTTTTTACACGGATATAGTCAGTCGTGCCAAATGCTGAACTATCTGCTAATTCATCAGAATCTTGCTGTAATTTTTTTGATTTTTCCACTTTAGAATAGTCAACATAATTGTTTGGCTCAACTATAAAAGACTCGTCCAACTTACCTAAATCACCCTTTAGTGAAGCAACATCCTTTTTGTTCTGTTCGATCTGCTGTGCCTGTTCTGTGGTGGCTCCGGGCTTGACCGGATTCTTTTCAAAATACTCCGTAACTAATCTTTGTATTACCGTCTCTGCTTCTTCTTTTGTGAGATACAGTGACATATCAATTGGAGCGCCCATGGTGTCCCAAACTACGCCGTTCCATGCCACATTCATTCCTGCTTCGCCGTAGACAGATTTAGACTCGATATTGTACATATCTCCGATATCCGGGTTTAATGGAAGTAAATCAGCGGTTGCAACTGTACCTCTGTATCTTACAGGGCTGTTCAGTTTTGCTTCCATATCGGAAATCTGGCGTTTTAATATTGCATATACTTTCTTTGCTGTTAATGCCATATGCGCTTCTCCTTTACAGTTTGTACCATGTATCGGTAGGCTTGTGATATTCGTATAATTCAGAAGTATCAAGGCATAATGCCGAAGAACCACTCTGTACATAATGTGGGAGCTTTGACACGTCTTTTGAAAGTCCCTCGTAATCACGAACCATACCTTTTGCGTCTGTACATACCCAACTGCCTAAATCCGGCAATTCGTCACCGGGATTGTACTTGATTCCATCAAAAATAACTGTGTTTTCTGCTTTTGCCATCTATGCAATCATCCTTTCTGCCCCGATAGGAGCCACATATGTGAACTGGTTTCCTAGTATATCTCTGGCTGTGCCAATCACGAAACAAGAATAGTCAGCCAGAAGATTGCAACACCATTCTTCTGCATCCACCCAATACCGTTTCTTAACCATGCGGTGAAGTTCTGGCAACAGTCCGTAACTGAACATCACGCAATGCCCTAACTCATGAATGAAAACACGATTCAGAAGCTCTCCATGTAGGCTATTTGCGATTGAAATTATATGGGTGGAATAATCCGATACACCAAGCGTTCTGTTGCCTGTACGATCAATTAAGACACTGTCATGCGGAGACACAAACTGTACTCTCCATAGGTCACCGTTCATGTAAAATTGTCTTAGCATGGCTTATCACCATCCTTTTCTCAACTAAAAAGCCCCTGCTACATTCCTGTAACAAGGGCAAAATTCATTTCATGTTCAATTCATCTGCTGTATAAAACGTGTCAAGTCAGTTTTCATCTGCTGTCTGATTGATGCGTCTGCATCGTCCCACATTTCTTTCATATTGCGGATGATATCTTCTGTATACTCTTTCATGGAATCATCCATTTTTCTCTTGGATTCAGCGTCTTTGGAATCATGGTAATGTCTACGATTCTCACTGTATCTGTCATATGTTTCACCGTATCTGGACTGCTGACGATTCATGCCATCATTCCCCATATTCCTATCCGAATATTCTGGGTGATATCCCATGCGGTACATATTGCGTTCAAATTCTGGATTATTCAGATATTCATTCATCCAGTCATCATCCTGTGCGTGAAGATAAGGAATATATCCCATGCGGCTTCCTCTGCCTTTTGGTGCAAATCTGCCATTGGAATAACGATATCTGTCATATCCCATGCGTCCAAGATACTTCTCTTCCTGTTCGCATTCGTCCATAGCTTCTACGATTCGATAATCTTTGTCTGCACAGATTGCGCATTTTACTGCTTCTAAGCAATCTTTCAGATCATCCCAATCCTGAGAACTAAGATTGTCAAATCCATGTGCTTTGGCTTTTTCCATAGCCCATTTTCCCATTTCCATTGCAACTTTATGCATTACATTGCCCCCTTTCTGGCAGCCTGTGTAACAGGTGTGTCTGTCGTTGGGGCTGTACCATTAATTGCTGTTAAATTGTTACTCGGACTACAAGCTGGGTTTCCTAACATCTTGAACACTCCACCAGTTGCACTTGTAGCTACTCTGGTTGCATATTTTGTTCTGGTTCTTATGCCACAAGCTGTAACCTGTGCGCAACAACGATTCTGTAATGGATACAAGGTTGTTCCCGTGCCTACCTGGATTACTACCGGAGCAGAAATTGTGGTTGTTTCCGGTATGCTTTGTGCAACAACAATACAATATTTCTCTCCGTTATTGTAACTGCCTGCCGGAAGTGTGATTACAAGATTACCTCCTGTAAACGCAACGGCTTGGCTGATTACAAGATGGTTGCAGAGCTTACAAACATTTTTACAACTCATATTTTATACCTCTCAATCAAAATAAGAGGTGAGCCACAACTCACCTCTTAGAATTAGTCAACCTCTAAGGGTGAGTTACTTAGCAGCAACCACTATTGCATCCGCATCCACCGTAATAGGTATTCGGATTCGGAACAACGTATGCCGGGATGGCTGCCGGATTAATTGCATTGATTAACTGCTGAGTCTGTGAAGCCATAGCAGTTGTAAGTAATGCAGACTGACGATCCTGAGATGCAGCACGTTTCAGGTCAGTATTTTCTGCCTGTAATGTTGCAATCTTATCCTGAGTCAGGAAATCAAGGATTGCTCTTGTATTACTGTTCTGATTTTCCAGAAGGTCTCTGGTGTTGTTATTCATTGTGTTCTGGAGAGCGCAAGTATTGGTAGCTAAGTTGTAGTTGATGCCCTGGATAGCTTCTCTTGTTTCGCAGCAACAGTTCGCTAACTGAGACTGCAATGCATTGGTGTTCTGCATATTAGCTACTGTATCAGCGTTAATTGCCTGCTGAACGCCATTGAAGCCCTGAAGCATTCCAACGTTCACGCCGTTGAAGCCACTCTGCATGGTATTGTTAAGTGCATATGTACTGTCACAAATACCCTGCTGAATACCTCTGATACCGTTCTGAATATCGTTAAGAGCAAATCCCTCATTGATATCCGCACGTGTAGCCCATCCTTGGAATCCAGCACCATTTGCACCGTTTCCGCCATTTCCGCCGAAGCCGCCGCCCCAGCCGCCAAAACCTCCCCATCCGAAGATAGCAAAGATCAGGACGAGCCAAATAAGTGAAAAGCCATCACCGCCCCACATATCATTGGCGCGATTATTAGAGCCTGTAGCGGCAGCAATGTCACTAAGACTGTAATTTGAACCATTCATCATGTTTTTAGTCTCCTTAAATTTTATTTACAATAGGAGACATCCGCGGCTGTCGTCCCGAATTGTAGCGATTTTTAATCACCCAATTGTGGGGAAGTGTTATAATCCAAGGAATTTTTGTATAATTCCATCTGGAGATAAATGTTTTTCGTTGAATACATTTTGCTGTATTTGATGTAACTGGTCTGTGTCACCTTTTTTATATAAATCCAAAGCATTCTTCAATGTTGGATTATTTCCTGCAAATTTACTCATATCGTTCATCATGTTATCCACACTTCCGAACCTCTGAGAAATCATTTTCTCAAATTGCTTTTTCATCATGGCGTTTGGGTTGAAATTCATCTCTGCCTACCTCCATTCTGCTTAGGTTCCGATGTCCCCGACATCTGTGTCGGAAACATGCTCTTTATTTCAGAAATCTCAGAGCAAACATCATTCCGAAGCTGATTAAACATTGCTTCAATATCAATCTGTTTTTCATCTTGCTTAGATTGCTGTTCATCTGGATTTACGAGTCGGTAAACAAAAATTCTGCTCCTTCCATCGGATTGAAGCTGTTTTCTGTAAATTTCAGTTCCGTCTGTTTTTGGATAGTAAACAGGATTGCCGGACATATCCACATCTTTAGCCTTTACAGTATCAATCCCATCCACCATTTGTCCTTGAAGCATAGGGGATTGTGGAATTGGCTGTAACTGTTGCATCTGCATTTGACCATAAGGCATTGCCTGTTGGTAATTATTCTGCAATTGTGCTAGCCTGTCCTGATACGGTTGTATTTGCCCGTATGGGTTGCTTATCATTGGCTGTTGCGGATAATACGGATAACCTGCCATAATCTGTTCCTCCTGTCCGGGATTCAAGAATCATGTCCATATCATCTATGGAACGATGCTTTTCCCATATACCCTCGTAAGGGTTTCTTAACATAATCATTGTGTTTTCTCCTATGATTATATTATATAGGAAGGAACTCTGTTTTTGAACGTCACTATTTCGCCACGTTTTCGCCACAATACAAAGAAAAGCCCCGACAGTACATCGGGGCAACTTTGGAAATTTTCTTCTTTATTCTTTTGTTGATTCGGTCTATGGTTCTTGGACTATACCCCATAAGTTCAGATGCTTCCCATAGTGTCTTTTCGCCATAAGCCCGTAATCGAAACAGTTTTTCTTCTCTGGAATCGAAGCCTGCTTCTTTTAAATAAAACTTTCTTTCATCTTCTGAAAAGTCTGTATAATTCATATTTCCACCGTCCTCCCTTACAAGTGGAATCAAACTGGAAGAATACCGCTTAACATAAAACCGATAACTGCGCTGACAATCGCTGTAATAACGCATACAATGATTGTATCGTAACGCTTTCCCGGGACTGCCATGAGAGTCTTTATATTGTTATTCATCTCATCCACAGTTGACTTGATATGGTTCAAGTCATTCTCACTTAATGCTGTCTTTCTTTCCAGTTCCCCGATACGCTCATAAAACTCTTTACTACGATCAGATTGCTTCTCTTGCATCAGCTGAAAATTCTTTTCCAGTTCTTCTATGCGGTGTTCATTAAAACATTCATGTTCACATCCCATCGCCAGTTCCTTTCTTCACTCCCTCAACATTTGCTTTTCCCTACTGAATATAAGCAACCCAGCGGCACTCCGGGAGGACAAAAATACCGTGCCACGTGACCCAACCATCTTAGTTAAATTAAACTTCCTGCAAATGGAAACACGCCATGATTAATATATATTTCTGTTTCGGATTCCCAGTTTCGGCTTACTGAATTTTCAGAATGCGATCCTTGGAACTCGGCTCCCTGCTTCACAAGGAAATAGAGAGCCAGATCAAATATGCAATCATAACAGTATTCCATATCGGTATTGATTTTTTCCTCTGTATATCCAGACGGATAGTTGCGTTTCTTTTTGAACGAACGAATTGCACGCTTCACAGACAAAGAAATCATACCGTCAGTTTCCACATCATCGGATAGATACTCTTTCAGATCATTCACAAGCTGTTCGTTCATTCAAGATCACCTACCCTTGCTGAGATAAAATTTCAGAGATAATGCCAGCCTTATTTGTCGATGTCAGGGCATAGCCATTGTCACTTGCGAGCTGTTTCAGTTGAACTACTGTCATGCTTGACAGCTCGCTTTCTGTATACTTGTGTTTTGAAGCATCATTAACACTTACTACAGATGGTGACTGGCTGTTCTCGTCGAGACTATGCCCGTTTATTCCCCCGCTTTGGTACCGATTACGATACCGCCATTAGCTTTTGCTGCTACTGGAACAAACATACCTGATGCTTTAGTCCAAACTGCAACTGGGTCTTGTGTAGCCCACATGGACAGTGTTACGAAGGAGCGATTTTCTTCCTGAATGAACTGTCTGTACTCAAGTTCCTCTGGTGTTACGCCCCAGAGTCCAGTACCAAATGAACCATTCGGCTCTGCTTCATACAGAGTGAATACATCCTCTTTGAAGTATCTTCCTGTTTTGAGTGAACCATCTGCTTTTCTGAATCTGAATTTCTCATCGCAACGATCAATGGTAATTGCGTATTCCTGCATAAGCAGATTAGCAAGTTCCTGTTTTGTTAAGAGACGTTTGTTTGCTGCTCCTAAGACCGCTGTCTGCATTGCAGTGTTGTTTCTCATATAGTTAATCATTTTGAGAGATGTAAGGGCTTTATTTACCACAAAACCATTATCCTCTGCGATAGTAACCATCTTCTGGATATCACCCATAATATCTGCATCTGGCTTAGACCAGTCTGTCATTTCTACCTTTGCGCTGGACGGAACGCCGTAATCAATGCTCATATCAACGTTGTTCTCTTTGACTTTTACTGCACCAGTAGAAAGGAACTGTCCTTTCATGACATTTGCTCTGGCAACAACGCCTTCAAACAGGTTAGCTGCATCATCAAATACAAATCTCTTTAAGTTCTCATCATCCGGCACACCATTTTCAATTGCCTGCTGTAATCTCTCAGACTGATTGATTTTTCTCTTGATAAAAAGCTTTTCAGTCAGGACTTTTTCAAATCCTGGTCTGGAGCCAATTTCTGCTTCGGTATCAAGAGCATGAACGAACGCTACCTCTGGAAGCCTCTGTCCAGCCATAAGTCTGTAGTATTCAGCTTTCAGGAACTGTGTTTTGACATCCGGGAAGATGGTGTCAAGAATGCCCGGTCTTTTTACGCTGAAATCCTGAGAAAAGTTAAGCCTTTCTTCCTGTGTGATTGATTCTAAAATATTAAATGGCATCTGCTTACCTCCTTAAAATTCTGGGTCTGTAGTGGTTGCAAAAACGATACCTGCTTTTTCAAGCTCTGTTTTTGCAGTGGTTTCTACTGTTACTGGAAGTCTCTTTTCAAGAACGCGACCTGCAACAATTACGGAAATCGGTCGTTTTGTATCGTCTGTCATATCGACGTCTTCAAACACAATGCCTTTAGCACCAGTTGCGTTTGTCGGATATACAGAACCTGCCTTGATAATCTTCTTAGTTCCAACGGTTTCAGCATTTGTCTGTTCTGCTGTATAGGTTTTAAGTACCAGTCCTACCTCGGATTCGAGGATATTAGGTGTGGATTCGTATTGCTCTGTTTTCATAAAAGCCATAATCTAAATCTCCTTTTCTTAAATATTTACTGGGGCATTATCGTCTGCCGGTTTATTTTCTGGACACATTTTTGCTGAGTACGCTTTTGCGTATTCAGATGCTTCGCTTTTCTTTTCTGGTTCTCCACCAGATTTACCGCCACCCGGATTAGGTGTGTTTTCAAGGGCTTCTTTTTCCCATGCGGCTTTTGCGGTATCAAGCGTTGATTTATTTACTTTGGAAATTTCATCAACAAAATTCTGGGCTTCTTTGAGTGCATCTTCGGCATCCATATTTGAGAATGCTTTGATTGCTCCTGCGTAGGCATCTCCTTTCATTCCTGCGCTCGCAAAAATAGAAGTGATTTTGCCTGTCAGAGCGTCTTTCTGAGCTGCTTTGAGCGCGGATTCGAGGTCAGAAATTCTTTTTTCATTTGTTGCTTTCTCTTTCTGATGCTCCAATTCTGTTCTTTCAGCTTCACTCATGTTCTGCTTTTTCAGTTCTTCCAGTTCTGTTTCCAACGCTTTTGCTTTTTCTGCATCTTCTTTTAATTTCTGATTTTTGGCTTTTTCCTTAGCCACATCAGAATTGGATTGATTCAGGAATGAAGTAATCTGCTCATCGGTTGCATCTGGAAAGATCTTCTTTACATCTTCTCTTGTCATTGAAATCTCCTGTCACCAATACGCTTTTTTACGCTGTTCGCTCAGCTCAAGGTGTCTCCCATGATTACGCTATCGGGGTGCATATTTTTTTAATAAAAAAGAGACGATTTTACTCGTCTCTAAATTAACTGTATTGAATTGAACACCGGCAGTTCACAATCTCGTCTGCCGAAGCTCCTAGAGAATGATCGGTCGGAAACATCAATAGACTGTCTCCGACTGAAAATGGTTCATTTATAGGGATTGTAGTTCCACCAACTTCAAGATGTGTTTTGCGTTCCCTTTTGTCTCCAACATCTATCCATGTCTTTTTGGTTTTTCCTGCTTTCACAGCTTTTGAATACTGTCTGTAATTCAGTATCGAATTAGCTTCGCATTCTGAAATAAACATTGCCCGGTCATTTGACAGGTAATAATCATCAGTAATGCTTTTATCTTCGGAAGAAAATCTTTCAAATGTTGCATCAATAATTTGTTTTGTCACGTCAAGAGCATATTGCTTGATATATGCGTCTATAAGCGTATACGAAGCAATTACATCCAGATATTTGTCATAAAATTGAGTCTGGATATATCCCTGATCTGTTTCTCCGCTTTCTATGGTTGTTTCTATCAATGCTAAAATATAAAGGACAACTTCTTCCATTTGTTCAGAAAAATCTATCCTTTCTTGCTTTTCTTTGTCTGATATTGACATTTTGCTGAAATATTCTTTATACGGTTCACTTCTGCGATTGTTTGGTCTGATATTTAATTCATCGTATAATGAAACGCTCATTCTGAAATCACATCCTTATTGAAGCCATTCAGCAAATCTTGCGCTTTCTGCAACTCTGAATCTGGGTCTGCCAGTTCAGGGTAAATAGTCCCTAAGTATGGTAGGCTCATTTCATATACTTTTTGCGGATCGCTAAATAATCCGCAAGTAATCAGCGCAATAAGCGGATGAATTTTATTTTTGAACAGATAGTCAAGTGCCTGTGCTTTGACAAGCATGTTATCCGTTGGGTTTCTGGTGATTTTTACATCAAAATCTCTGGTCGAAATATTTACATCCATTGAAGTTTTTCGGATGATATTCAAAATGATTCTGGCGGATGCTTTTTCCGCTTCTTTCGTGAATGCCTCTACCAGTTTTGCGTCTCTCTCTGCAAAATCCCAACCATTCCTCAGGTACACTGCATTTCCTGTGTCTCCACCGGTATTGCTCTGTCGATTCGGCATTGCTTCTACAATCAGCATATTGTTGTAAATATCATCTTTAGCAACCTGACTCTCTGACTGATTTAGTTCAGCAGTCATTAAGTCAACGTCTGATTGTGTTCCATTCCCGACATCTTTTACAGATACAGCACCAAGTTTTATCATTTTTACAAATTCTGCTTCGTCAATCTCACAGTTTTTGAATTTCATCAGAGCTTGTACGAACTGTTCAACCCCATTCAGTCTGTCAGATTGATATTTGTTGATTGCGTCATACATTGTAATCGCAATTTCAATGTCGGAAAGTCTGTCGTGATTATTTGGATATTCAATGATAGGAATACCGCCAAAACCATTGATTCCAGCTTCTGTTACCGCTCCATTTTGTATTTTGAAATACTGTCTGGAAGAATAACACTGGTAATACTGCTGATTGTCCTCGTCTTTTAAAATCTGGACGGAAAGCACTGGTTTGCCAGTAGCGCTTGAATAAACAATATATACGTCCTGCGGTGATGGGATAAATATTCTGAAAGGCGGTAAGTCTCCATCCTTTGTCCATTCATCCTCTCTCAGGATTGCTTTATATGCAGTTCCTACTGCACTCTGGTATATCCCAAGTTGAATATTTCTGGCGTCTGCATTGGCTTCGTCCAGATAATCATTGAGCCTATCAACTTGTTCGTTTGTTTCTTCACTCGCTTTTTTCTTCTTGCAGACATATTGAATAGGTTCTCCGTATATCTGTCCTGCCTTGAATTTGACTGTTTCAAGGGCATGATTCTCAACAACTTTATTGTTGACCTCTGGACGAACAAGTTTTTCACGATATAAAATTGGTTGATCGCCTTTGTAATATCTGTAAAGATAATCCATCAGGGTTCTGTTCCTGTTGTGGATTCCGATTGTATCAGAAAGGACCTGTGCCACGTTCTGGGGAGTAATCTGGTCTACGCCAGTATAGGCAGTTTTTCTACCAAATTCTCCTTGGCATAGGTCAACAAAGTTTATTTTGTTTCTACCCACTGCCTGTCCTCCTGTTTTTAGGCATGAAAAAAGCACCGGAACGAATCCGATGCTTGTGTAAAAATTACAGTTTATATTATAATATAAAACAAAGTGTTATTCAGTGCTATCAGGTGTCAACTTTCAAAATGTTTGATTTTTTTAACAACATTCAGGGCATCGCCATGTAAATGCTTTACATAATCTTCGGAAAATCCCATTTCTTCAGCGATAGATGTCAGAGGTTTCCCCTCTACATACCGTTTATAGAGAAGATTATACATATTTATGTTCTCAACACTCTCAATTGTCTTTATAACCTCTTCTTTTTTACTGAGGTATTCTACGATTGTAGCCGTAATTTCAGTTTCCAAATCTACGATTTTTGCCACTGTATCGCCCATTTTGTCCTGGTTACTGGAAGTTTGAACTCTTTCCGTATTTGCAAAAGAAGATACAGAGGTAGCAAGTTCTCTTAACTGGTCACGCTCAGATTTTTTATTTTCAATTCTGCAATTCAAAGCATATACTTGACTTAAATATCTTTTTGTTTCTGTTAATCGTCTCATTCTATCTCCTTCCCCAGAGCGGATTGTGCATCGCAGTTGCTTTCCCGCCTAATGGATTCTGCACGTACTCTGCCATCATTGCCAAGCTGTCCGGGCCATCATCGTGAGCTACTTTTGCTCTTGTGGTATATGTGGTTACATTTGCCATAAATAATCCGTAGTCGGATTTTGGTTTATACTGGCTTGGATGCAAAAAATAAAAATGTTTTGCTATGTAATCAGAATTTACAAGAATTTTTGTTTCTTTATTTGCTTGCGTAGGTCTTGTTTCGATATCCGCTCGGCATTTCCCTGAGATTATCTTTTGAATGTTGTGTGCAACACGATTTCCTACGTTATTTGACTCGAATCTGATTTTATGCGGATTGTGTTTTATCAAGATATCAGCAGTCTTTCTGTCCAGGATGTCGTAATCTGTGGTATCATCGAAAACAACGTCCGGGATAAAAAATTTATCCCCATATTGATATGCAATAGGTAATGATTCAAAATCTGTACCTTTATCTTTTGTATCACATACTGCCCATATCGCATCTGCTTCTCTGTCTGGTATAATTGTGTATTCGTCCGTGCATCCATCGGGCACGTCTTCTCTGTCGAAGAAAAATCTTTTTAGCTTATCTGGCGGAAGCAGCAATCCTTCACGTTCTACCGGTTGTTGCTGATAAAGACAGTTATAAGAGATTTCGTCCATGGACTCTTTAGCATCGTTGAAATACTTCTCAGAGAATCCATTTACTGTGAATAAAAAATTGCTTTTGCCATTCTCGTCAAGTGCCGGTACTGCTATGAACCTTGCTCTAGGGTTCCCGGCGTATAACTGCTGTAACTTTCCAATAGGGTCATGAACTGACCATCTTGTAGCTATATAAAACTCTTTGCAACCCTCTAGCCTACGAGAACGCAAGTCATTTACTACTTTTGTCCACAGGGTATCTAATCGGTTTTTATTTAATGCTTCCTCAATACCAGATACAAGGTCATCGGCGGTAAGAAATCTATTACAACGAGTAGCACCAGTCAGAGAACCGTCAATTGATCGGAACGTCCATGTTTTAAAACGTCCATTTCTTTCAAGGTTTACTGTCGTTTCCTTTGCGTTTGTTCCCTGTATTTCTACATTCGGAAAAATCTCATGCCATGTGTACTCAACCGGATCATTGATGATTTCCAGAACTCCATCATAAAGTGAACGTGTCAGAATACTACTGTGCGCTGATGACAGGTTGAAATCATTCGGAAACCACCCGCCTACCAGAGACAGAAAGAAATCTTCAAGAGTAGATTTTCCGCAACCGGGTGGTACGCTCAGCGCAAATATATCAAGCTTATCATCCATCAGGTCTTGCAAAGAGCCGATGATATTGTGCTTCAAGAACACATTTCTTCTTGGCTGATAGAAGCGTTCTTTTAAGATTCTGTTCTTTTCCAGATACAGTAGACCACTGTCAACCTGATAGTTTCGGGCTTCGAACAGAAGATATTTGTAGTAGAGGTCTTCAAATTCTTTTGAACCCGTTTGAAGCAACTGATTAAGCGCAGCTTCTTTTCCAATATTGCTTAATCCTATGCCTTTTTCACGATAATTCGGGTATTCTTTGAAAGAATGTTTTTCATCCATTAAGTAGACAAGGGAATATAACTTATTCCACTTTGCTTCCGGGCTTAGATTACTGTTGATGATGTTATTTCCAATCATCACATACCATTCCGGCGATTCTTCAATAATTTTTTGCATAAAAATAGAGCCAGACCTCCTTTCTTCTTAGGATTTAGTCTGGCTCTCATGTGGCTCTCTGACTGTTATTCACTTGCTTTGAAGTTATATATAGGTTTGATAATATCAAATATTTCTACGGTATCTTTGATGTTATCAATAATTTCTTTCGGTGGTTTGTAAGCCATAGGGCTTTCATCAATCGTAGATTTCTGAACGGATGTTGTATATATCCCATTCATAGACTTCTCAAATTCTTCTAACGATATGTTTTCTTTTGCTTTTGACCGGCTCATAATACGTCCTGCACCATGCGGGGCTGAACAGTTCCAATCATCGTTCCCTTTCCCGACTGCGATAATGCATCCGTCCCGCATATTCATTGGGATAAGAACTTTCTCACCATATTTAGCTGATATTGCACCTTTCCGAACAATATTTGTATCGTGGTCAATATAATTATGAATTGTGTCAAACCATGTATTTTTTTGAAGTGTCCAATTCATGCTGTAGAATATAGCCGATTGTATGCACCGTCTGTTTATTCTCGCAAACTCTTGACAGATTTTCATATCATGCAGATATTGCTTTCTATGTTCTCCCATCAAGTAGCATAATTCTTTCGGAATACCTAGTTTGTCCGGCTTCCATTTTCGTTTTAATTCGTCAATGCCATTTTGAATTTCTTTGTGTCTGCCAGAACGTTTGTATTCTTTTACTAATTTTTGTATTTCAGTTTCGAGCTTATCTGTGCCCTGCATATCTTCTATTGCAATTTTCTGATATATTTCGGCTACTTGTTTTCCAAGGTTGCGACTTCCAGTATGAATTACAAGGTATTTTGCACCTCTTGAATCGGTATCAACTTCAATAAAATGATTTCCGCCCCCAAGTGTACCAAGGCTCCTGCGAATCCATTCAACATTTTTAAGCTGAGAAAAACAATGAAGTTCTTCTAATTCTTCAAAATTTATGATTTCATCACGTACGTTTCTTCCCGCCGGAACATTATTCCTTATCACTTCATCAAGGTTTTTGAAATCTATTGTTCCCACATCATCAGGAATTTGTGTTGTGAGCATTCCACATCCAATGTCCACACCAACAATGTTCGGAATCACTTTGTCTCCGAGATCAGCAGTAAAGCCAATTACACATCCTACTCCTGCATGAACATCTGGCATGATTCGTACTTTGCATTCAGAAAATGCAGGCTGTTTTATCAATGTATAAATCTGATTTAACGCTTCTGGTTCGATGTTCCCTGTAAATATCTTCAAGTCACTCATAATGGCACTCCTTTCTGGCTCTCTGATTAATTATTTATTCTTTCCTTTCAACAACAGTCACGCTACCCTCAAATACTCCGAAATTAGAAGATTCCTGGAATGTGTGAGTCTCGGCAATATCATCATCAGTCATAGGGCGTGTGAGATACCATAGTGAATCATCTTTCCATGTAATTTCCTCTAACTTTTGGTTTGGTTCCAACTCTAATGTTGTGTTTCCGCCGCAATTTCTTGTGGTAGACTGGCACCCTGCTATTCCAAGTGTCAGTGATAAAGCTGTTATTACAACGGTTATCTTTTTCATAATCATTCTCCATTCAGCACGTTTGCAATAATTTCTTCAATTGCGATAAAATCAGAACACGACATATTGGATTTCTTAGAACGAAAATATATATCAATTTCTTTCAGTAACAATTTATGTATCCTGTTTTTCTGGTCATCTGTAAGATAATCTTTTTCAATTGGTTTCTGATTGTATATATCAGACCATTCTGATGCAGTTTGTTTTATTGTGGTTCCTCGGAATGCATTATTAATTATTAACAGCCATTCTAAATAAGGCAGTTTTTTTTTGCATACTAGTGTTATTTTGAGCGGTATGCCTTCTTCTACGTTTATGAGATCAAACGGAATTATTTTTGAACCAATTTTAATAAGGCATGTATCGTAATTACATATTCTTTGAGATTGTAGCTTGATATATGTAACTTCTTTTTCTAATGGATCAATTTCAATCCGTGCTTTTACTTCTTCGCCTGTTTCTATAATTTGTACAGGTACATATTTTATTAAAATCATGCATTCACCTCAATCTGGAATACCTAACTGTTTGTAAGCGAATATGGTAGTGTACTTCTTCCCGCATTTGTAGCAAGTTTCCGTAATAGTGCAAGTCTTTTCTTTGTCATTACATTTTGATTCTGTATCCGAACTTTTGAACCTGCAACCGCCTGTCAGGAAGCATTTAATCCGTTTTCTGTTCATACATTCACAATAAATTCTTTCTTGCAGTTGCTGCCCTTGCATTTATACGGCATCCGATAAATCTTTGTGGTTGGGAAAATCTTTAAGGCTTTCTTTCCACAAAACGGACAAATTACCCATTTTGTACCATTTTCCATTTTAATTTGCGCTGATCCATCCCATGGTTCGGGTATATTCATATATTCAGAGAAGTCTACTCCTTCTGATTCAAGTGCTGTTTTAATGCTCATTTACCGTTGTCCTTTCTGATCAATGTCAAAATCGTCAAATAATTGTCCCCGATGTAATCTGTTTTCCATGTTTTAGAAAGATTTCCCGTTTGGTTGTATATTACGGTCGTATTCCCTGCCAGAAGCAAGCGTCTGTCTGGATAGAACCTAGTCGGGATGTTCATTCGGTGGCATTCGCCCTCGATATTGTATGTGGTGTCAAGAAAATCAATGTCCGAACCTGAAAAAATAATTCTCATCAGTTCAACCCATGAATCTTTCTCAGGTTTGCGTATCGGTCAACCAGAACATCAAGTGTTGTATGCAACTGATTGATCGTAACGCAGTCGTCCTGATGCTGTCTGCGGTATTTTGCAATTTCTACAGATTCATCGTAAAATGGCACATCTGCTTTTTCGCTTATCTGTCTTTTTAAATCATTGTTATAATCGCACATTTTATCCAGTTCAGCCTGAAGTTCGTTGATTTTATTATCCTTGTCTAAAATCTCATGTTGCTTCGCTTCTCTCTCATCAGCCAACCGAACGATTTCTTCTTTTAACTGATATACTGTCCAACTTTTCAAATCTTCAATTCTCATAACAATCCTCCCTTAAAGCTTAGTAAATATTTCCATGTCATAGTTATCTCTAATATAATCCACGCATTCAGACAACTTTTCTTTTAAGAACGGGTCGTTTGCAATGTCTGGATGTATTGAATATAGTGTGCAACTATCTTTTTTACCGTCTTTCTGAAATTTCTTCCAATTAAATGTCATAACGAACAGTGGAACTGCTTTGAGATTTTTAGTCTTGTATCTTATATAGAGATTGAATATCTTTTTGAACACGAATATCCCTCCTATCTGATCGAACTTAAAATAATTTTATTCTTGCACTGTGGACAAACAATGTATTTTTGCTTGTACCCGAATCCAGATGGCATATTTGTAGCAAAATGCTTCTCTATATTTTCTTCTTTAACATCTTCTTTTTCATCGTACTGCAACAATGCTCCGCATTTTACACATTTTATTCTTTTTAATGTTCCAGGAACTAAAATTTTAATCATTTTTTTCTCTTTCCTCCCTGTGCTTCATCTGGCATTCAATCATCTTCGCTATATTCTCACGTTCCTGTTTTATTCCATGTCCCTGACGGAACAACTTACATTCGAGGATGTTTCCACATCTGGAACACTCGTCTTTAATTTCTTTTCCTGCTATTTGCATTATTCGTCCCCACAATAAATTAAAAGGTGTTTGGCAATTTGTTTAAGTTCACTTTTTCCGTATAACCGGATTCCGCTTTTTAATCCGCGATCAATCAACCAGTTTGCTACCTTTATAGGGTCTATGGGCGGTTCATTTTCCAGCTCTTTTATAATAAAGCCGCCACTATTCATAAGTTCAGACAAATCACTCATGATTGTTCTCCTCCCAACATTCATAACTATCATCCATGCATCTAAAGTCTGCGCAATGTTCACTGTCACCATTACAGCAGATACTTTCGCATACTGCGTACCATTTACACGTGCAACAATATTTACATCCTTTTGTGTCTAATTAAAAAAGTCCAGTGTGCCGACTTGAACGGCATAAATCTCCCAACGAGAAACACTGGAACCGAACGAAGTAAGAGAAAAATTCCAATGATTGCAATTCATTGGAATCGGAAAGGCAGAAATCGAACCTGCGGCACATAGCTTACAATGCCATTGCTCTACCACTGAGCTACATTCCGTACCGCCTGTAACGGCCAGACATTATCTGGGCTGAATTTTACCTCTTTCGCTATAGCGTAAATCCACCTGAGACATAGACCGCCTGTATACAAACAGCTTAACTCTAAGCGGATTAAAGCGGAACGCCCGGAATCGAACCGGAGACCAGAGCGCGACTCTGTCAGTTTTCCACTAGCGTACATTCCACATAACCCGGAAACCCCGGGTTAGCAATATGTTTATCGTGTTATGCTTTCCACTAGGCTGTTTTCAACCGTGCCAGCCCCACGGAGTTGTTTCGGATTTGGATATTGATGTCTTTGTGTATAGCGACGAAACCTTTTATATGCCTCTTGAAAACTTCCTGTCCTAAACGTGCACCTATTGACGACAATTTAACTCAGAGACTGTGCCGAACGGGGAATTATCTTCATCGAACAGGCTGTGCCGTTACACACCTTTCATGAAAACAATCCACATACACTCATTCAACAGTTTTTTCTGTCCATAAAACGGATAGACAGCATATGGAAGAAATGGAAACTACAGGACTCGAACCTGTGACTTGTCGGTTATGAGCCGACCGTTCTGCCAACTGAACTAAGTTTCCTAAGCAGAGGGTTATTGCAGTTCAAGAGTAACTTCCTCTGCTGTTGCGATTCTTGCCCTCGCAGTCGCAACAAAGGGTCTAAATGCTGTTCTGCATAAGCAGAGTCCATCCGGGGCATTTGAAGCCCCTTTAATCATCCCCGTTGGGATAGATGGAACCAATTCGGAGGGGAACTATATCATGGCTAAACAATATAGTCCGACTAGGCTAGCGGGATTCGAACCCGCGAATACAGCAGTCAAAGTGCTGTTCCTTACCGCTTGGAGATAGCCCATTATTTGTCCGGGTAACACCCCGGACTCGTGATAGAGTGATATATTTTATAAAATTTTAGAAAGCATCATGTCTATATTTGTACCGTTAAGTCCGCGCCAGTTACTTTGCAATGGGCGGGAAAAGTTATTCTCCATTGAGTTTCACCAACGCAGACCTAAGCTACTCTGGATGCCTCGACCTGTCAGATTCAAAGGCTTTCCCGAACCTGAGAACGACAGGCTTCTGCTTTTCTTGTATTTTCACCCGTTCAATCAGTATGGTGAACAGGGGAATTTGTATTGTGAATGCTAACCACATTGGGTTCTCCTCTTATTCTGCAAAAATCCAATCTTCTGCTAACATATCTGCTTGAGATGCAAGCCATCCCATCTGTACGCCAGATGTTCCAACAAAAGCAATGGCTTTGTTTCCGATTGCATCATGCTCACAATTTACAATTTCATTATCAGCAGTCTTATATGAAATGCCAGTGGCAAGCTGAATGTACTGTTTCTTTCCATTCCAATCTTTTCTCGCTACTTTAAGTCCACGTTTTAAATATTTGATTGCATCCCCAAAAGAGAATGTTGCTTCACCGCCGAGTACCGGGCAGTTTGTTTCGTCTGCAATAATCCATTCATCAGACTGCATATTCATAGTTGTATATTCCACCATCTGCGTCTCACGAATATCAAGTAATTCTCCTTTTTCACCGTTATCCTGTGGGCGGCATTGAATCATAATCGTTTCTTTTTCTGCGTCCCAGTACCAATATCCGCCCCATGACGGAAGTTTCATTTTTGCTCCCTGTTCCATAAGTTTGAATGCTTCTGAAAATTTCATTACTTGCGTCCTCCTCTATAATCTAAAAAATCACAACTGCATTAACCGCGAAACATATTTCCATCAATATAAATACTGCCGATGCTATTGGATTGTTTTTCTTTTCGGTTTCGTCCTGTGATATAAGAAATGCTAAAACCAATGTGAAAAACGCTATATCCAACATGACTGCTACAAATTTTGCAAGAATCATTCTTTCTGTTCCTCTCCGATCATAAAATCAAGAATCTTACCGGCGGTTTCGTCTTCTGGCTCGAATGGCAGACCGCATGTACAGTACTTCTCAATTGCTGTTTTAAGGCTTGCTTTGAAACCATTGTAAACTTCTCCATGTGCCAGAAGTTCGTGCCTTAAAATGGCTACTGCATCGGTCACGGATTCTGGTGCGAATCGAAATCGGATATCTCCAACCATTTCTATATCCGGCAGACCGAACATTTCAAATTCAAATGTCGGGATTTCATCAACAGCAACATGGAAGTCAACCGATTTTACTCTTGGGATTTCTTTTCCATCAACTACATATTTAGTTCCGCGCCAATCGCTTCCATCGGGATTAAATATCTTTACTTTTGGAGCATTAGTACTGTTCATTCTTCAAGTCCTCCATTTCCTTTACGCTGATTCCGACTATCCCGGCGCTATCTTTGCTGTCTGTGGCTTTGAAGTGCGCTTTAGGATGCTGCGGATACATAAACTCGAACATGAGGTAATTTGCTGCATCCACGAGATATTCTGTGTTTCCGGTGGAATTATATTTCTCAATACACCGTTCCATAGACGGGAGTGCCTGCACGTTCCCGGTTTTAAAATTCTTCCTGGCGGGACCGTATTTATGATAGCTTATCTCGACTCGATTCTTACGAAGTTCATCAAAGCGTTCACTGTATTCTTCTGACATATAAAAACCTCTTTTTTATTTTTTTGAGAAAAATTGAGTCGGCGTTTTTCCTATCTCCTTCGGAAATATTGTTCCAACGCTTCTCTGGTGATCTGCGATACGCTTTTGCCGGTTCGGTTCTTTTCGGCAATAAGTTTACGCTCTAACTGTCCTGTGAGCCGGATTCTGATTGATTCGCCCTGAGGGTTATTCTTTTTCATAGGCAGCGTCCATCTTTACTGAAAGGATTGGTTTGTCATCAGCTTTTGCTAAAAGTGTAATCCCTTCGCCTTCTTTCCAAGGTGATGTAGCTATCTGAATATTAGAAACACCAGTTTCGCTACAGATATTCAGCAACTGTCTAGCAATATCCATCAGCCCTGACCGAAGATATCCATCGTTGTTTAATATTTTCTCCATCTTGTTCCTACCCTTCTTTAGTTTATTTTCTCGGCCTCCCAGGTGTCATTTTGGGTAATTCTAACGCTTCCTGAATTGGCATCATTTTTTTATAATACCGATAATTAAATGATTCTACAGAAATTCCATGTGACTTACATAGGTCAGATTTTGGTATTAAATTTCCATTGTATAAAATCAACGCTGTTTTCTTTTTATTCTTTTTGTTTTCCCGTTTCTTCCATTCAGATGGTGGCCTTTTATTCTTTTGCTGTTCCACATTGGTTATCCACCTACAATTGCCTGGCTCGTAATTTCCATTTACGTCGATTCTGTCTATAGTACATTCCCCAAAAGGTGCGTTCTCATCGTATCCATTTTTATATGCCCATTTTCTAAAAGTAGAATAATCATACCATTCTTCACAAACCTTAATCCCCCTGCCACCATAATTCGAATATTCTCTACCTTTTTTATAGTTGCAGCGTGCTTTCATATCTCGCCAGACGTGGTATAGTCTTTCGCTACTTCCGCCATGCGTCATCAATAATTCATTATGCTTACATCCACAGCTCTTGGTTTTTCCGTAAATCAGTTCAATAGGTCTTACGTTTTTTGTTTTTCCGCAAACGCACTGACAGATAAAACGTTCTGGAATTCCAGTTTTATTTACCCCAATAACTGTAAGAAACCCAAATGTTTTCCCAATATACGTCTCGTTATACTTGATATTCGAAAAATGTTTATGGCACTTTTGATCTTTCCATTTTTCTGCATGTAGCATACTATAAGAAACATCTTTAAATGCTCCGCATTCCATGCAGGTCATACGAATTTTAATAGGATTTTGATCAATTATTTCTGAAGCTATATAATCTCCATGTTGTTTCCCTATTTCGGATTCGAGTAAGTCTTTTTTTTATTTTTCGAGATTTTTTAAGTTCTGCATTTCGTCTTTCTTTTCGGCATTTATAGCATGTTTTTATAAGCTCATTCCATTTATTTCTGCCGTTTATCATTTCGCGCTGAATTGTATCGCCGCATGCAACACATTTAAGCTTAATTATTCTGGATTTTGTATGTGGATTGTATGAAATATCAATAATTTTATAGTCCCCATTTTCTGTGCCGATACGCTTTTGATAACATTCAATCATCATGGATGCGGTTTCTTTTCCTATTCCGTATGAAACTAACTCCTCTACGCTGTTCATCTTCGGGTTCTCCTTTTAGTTTAAATTTTGCGTTATTAAATTGCGTATGATCTGGGAAATGCTTTGACCAGTCTGAAAAGATTTCTTTTCAAGGCGTTTTCTCATGTCATCGTTAATTCTGATTCTTATTGACTCTCCCTTTGGGTCAGTCGTAGGTCTGCCATGTGGCATATTGTTCCTCCTTATTAATGTGGGACAAAATAGTGAGGTGACTTTGCTCGGAGTACTCACTCGGCGCATATTGGGCTTTATATAGACCCCCCCTCCCGGTGTCCCCTGCCGGACGCTACCAGGGAAGCCCACCGCCCCATGGGTTCCCGCTTCCCTGGTTTAACGCTGACCTTCAATGGCCTGCGGCAGTGGTCAAGGAGGAAATATATAGCAGATAATTGTCAGAATATTACATCTATAAGAAAAACAACAGTTTTTTATATAGATTAATGTACATATTGCACAATTTGAAGAATTATGTTTGTATACATTGCACAGTTTCTACTAATTTTCCTTGTTTTCGTGCTGTTTGTCCGTGAGTCCTGTACATTTTCGGGCTCTTGGTACGTCCTATCTTGCCTCACTCTCCTGTCAGCAAACCGCCGAACTCTTCTTTGATCTGTTCCAGGCTCTCCCGTGGTTTATCCTGCCGCTGGTTTGCCTGTACTGGTGCCGTCTCTGCCATGCCGTCAACAGCCTTACAAAGGAATATGCCACCCACGTTCCCGGAAGCTGCGCTTTTATATCGTCCGAGTGCGCATTCATCTTGCCATTTTTTAATCGTGTCGGAGCGTGAGAGGTTTAGCTTTTCACAATAGTCATCAGCTCTACACTCTCCTTTCGCCCATGAATAAATTGTATCCCTGTGAATGCCAATCAATAGTGCGTATTCTTCTATCGTAGGCTTTTGATTATATTTATATACTAACTCTGTATAAGCTTCCCATATCTCATTAAGTACTGTTATGCTCTCAAGTATATCTCTGTTAAATCCAACATGTTTATTTATATACTTAATCATACCTGTAAACTGATTACTATTTGGCTTATGTATTTCTTCTTGGTCATACAGTGAATCAACATACTCATCAGCATAATAATTAATCGTACTAGTGTATACTTCTATTCCCTGTTCTGTTACTATTGTATTACTCTTTTTCACTGTATCACCTCCAAAAAATCGAAATAAAAAAAGACGACAAAAACACGTTCGCAGATACAATCCGGGACCTTTCTAAATCCCTTTCTTCTTTCCGATCTGCTCGGTTTTAATCGTCTTAAATAGTCTTATTATTCTTATTGCCTTTCGGCTTATTCAGTTGTTAATTCTGTTTTATCATACTTTTATATCACTGTCAACAGTCTATTTAATTTTATTTTTTTATCATTACACTACTCTTATTAACTCTATATATCTATACGGTACTGTATAGCATGTATATTAATAAACTCTAGGTCTCTAGAATCTTGGAGGGGATTATAAATACAGTTATTATATATTTATACATCTTGTAATACGGCCGTTTTCCGGCGTATAACGCACAAAAAGCCAGACCTTCCGGCACCTTGTCCGGCGTGATCTGGCTGCTAAATTCTTATTCTTTTCGCGCTCTGGCTACCGCTCCCCTCCTGAGTTCCGTCGCCTGTCGTTGATTTTATTTTATCCACATCTTTTTTAAAAATCAAGTCCCAAAATAAAAAAATTTTTGCTTGACAACTTCGACAGTTTTATGATAAATGTATTTTAACAACTTCGGCGGCGGGGTTGTTCCCCCTCACTTATTACGCCGCCAGAATAAGAAAACAAAAGCCCCCGGGATTATCTCTCAGGGGCTTATTTTGCGTCTTTCCAAAATGGAAATATTAAAATTTGCACTTATTCAGTACTATTTCAAGTTTACATTCAATTACCTCAGTAATTGTTGCCTAAATAATACTATAGATCAGATGAAAAAGCAAGGATTGTTTAAATCATCACAATCTGCAATTACTTTCATTCCTCGATCTAAATATTTCACCTGAACATCATTAAATCTTCGCTTTCCCTTATCAATTACATGGTCTTTGTGAATTGTGTAAACAGTTCCGGGCGTTTCTACTGTAGCCGGTGCATAAGCACACATGTCAAGCGCTATTTCCTGCGCTGGCAGAACATCGACAGTCTTTACATCGTCAATTCTTATCAAGTCCTCATGCCGTCCCAGACTTGGAAATGTCCGGGGATTTAAGATTTTCCTGTAGATTACATCAACTTCTTTCTGATTTTCCGGCATAATATGCAATCTCAGGTCCAGATCAGACACCATATTTTCATAAATTGGCGTATTGACCCAGCCTACAAACGAATCCCCGGATTTTACCCTGACTGGAAAGCGCTGTTTAAATTCTTCTGTTTCTGATCCTGCGACAGCTCCGCCACGCCACCTCATGCAGATTTCCGGCTTGTTCATGACTCCGTTTCCGGCTACGGATATTTTCATATCATGCCAGCTATCCCACCGACAAAGAAAATGAACCATCCCAGCAACTGTAGAAAAAGGCGGAAGCGGGTATGTTTCGCCCCGCTTGCCATTCCATCCCGGCATTGAAAACCGGGCGGCGTCCATATGCCCTTGTATCATTACTGCTTTCATGCGTTCATTTCCTTATCTGCTCGAAATCCTTCAAGAATATCATTGTATAAAATTTCTGGTATTTCTTCCTCCATGAGTGGCTTTCTTTCTTCGAGTTCTGCGTCAAGGCTTGCGTCGATGTCTGCAAGCGCCTGCTCTCTGTTGAATCCCATTTCTACAGCTGCACTCAATAAATCAATTGTTTTCTTCATTTCTCTTTCCTCCCTGTTTTTATTTCCAGCGCTTTACAATGTCCCCATCGTAATGATCTGGTGCGCCTTCGTCTGGGTTGACGCTTTCCAGAACGTAAAACTCCGTCCTGTGTTTCCGACTTATTTTTTTAAAACATTATATAGGACTCTCCGTCTCCGTCATACTCGTTAGCTGCCTCTTCTGCCTCTTCCAGGCTGGAATAAACACCAATTGTTTCATAACTTGGTGTTTCGACAACTTCGATTTTCATCGGGGTTGTTTCCAAGGTGTCCACGAAGTCCGTCTGTACGAACTCGTTTTTGTCCTCGTCAAACTCGAACTCGTTTTCCTCAATCACATATTCCTCAACTGAGTAAAACGTCATATTGTGATTTTCAAACTTGCTGACGCTTGTCTTACGTTTTGCAAGTTCCTTTTTAGCCTCTTCCAGATCGTCAAACGTTTTTATGTATTCGGGATCCGGATCCAAAGCTGTACATCCTTCTTTAATCTCCTTTCTATTTTGGCGGTTAAATTCTGCCGTTCTTTTCACCAAATCATATTTTATCATGTTCCTATTCCTCCTCTTCCATATCAAGCCAAATTTCACACTGTTCGCCGTCCTCCTCGTAGCTGACAACCTCGCCAGCTTCCAGGCGTTCCCGCCAGTCTTCCGGGTAGTTTTCCGGGATGTAAATACAGTTTCCCGGAAAGAACTGGTTGTTGCGTTTCTCATTGACTAAATATTCCATTTTGCCCTCCTTACGTCCTCTGCTTTACATTGTTTTTAATCAATCCCGGTAACCTTAACCCGGGTCTGTAAAATGTCCTCTGCGGATTCCAGAATCTCGAAATCAACAATAAATTCCTCACCGTCCTGATATACGGCGATTGCTCCAGACTCTATCAGTTCTTCACCATCCCCGTTCCCGTCCCAGAGTTGGCCGAAGTAGTATTCTTTACCAGCTTCGATTGTGTCCTCTGTTCCGAGGATATATGACAATGTGTTTAATTTCATTTCTTTCCCTCCGTTCCGCCCCTCCTGGGGCTGCGTGATTGGTTTTAAATAGTTCTTTGTTTGTCCATTCTGAGCAGAATTTGATATTTCAGCATTGATATTAATATTCTATACTCTTCGGGCTTTTCACTTGCAATAATCAAAGTATTTACTAACTCATAATCGGTCATTTTCGAAATATCGGAATGATCTAATTTTTTATATGCTTTTGGTCTGGCTTTCTTGCATCTCAGTAACTCATTTTTATTGTAAAATCCTGTGGAAACTGGTTCGTGTGATTCGTTGTTATATCCTTTGTATGCTTCGTATTTTTCAACGAATTCTTTTTCGAATTTTCTCAATTCATAATCCGTTATTGTAAAATCTGGAAAAGTTTTAAGAACTATAAATTCGAAATTTTCCAAGTCTTCAAATGTTTTCAAGTCTTCATCAATTTTTAAATTTGAGCCTTGCAGCTTTTCCATGTTTCGCTGATGGGTTTTTAATCTGGTTTTAACATTCACACTAGAACCTATGTAATACTTATCATTTTTCTTGTTATGAATTGCATAAACTCCAACCGCTTCAACATCTGGTACCTCGATAATATGTTTTTTCATTCCTGTAACCACTTCCTTTCTATGATTACAGTATAATCTATTATCGTGTATTTGTCAATAGTCTATTATAATGTATTTTATTTACTTTTATATTCCATAATGTCAGCTGGTTGACAGTTCAATAATTTGCATAATGAACAAATAACTTCACAAGTTACATTTTCATTCTTTGTTAGCTTCGCCACTGTATTAGAATGCAAACCATTGTTCTTTAACCACTGTTTATTAAGTTCTTTCTTCTTTAATACGTTCCATAGCTTAGAAAAGTCAATATATCCATTCTTTCCATAATCGGCCATTGTTTTTCACCTCCTTATTTATAGATATATGATAATAGATTTTTGGTATTTAGTCAATGTCTATTTTTATGTACTATTTGCACAAAAACAAGCTGTGTTATATAATCTATTTTCGTGTATCTTGTGTATTTACTTTTAGTCTATTATCGTGTATTATATAACCATCAACAGAGAACAACAGCCCGGACGCAAAGCCGGGAGAACGGAGAAAAAAACATGATTAAATTTTTAGACTTATTCAACACAATGCACTGTGATTTCTTCGAAATCCAGAAAGGCAGAAAAAGCGAGCTTGTAGAATGGGAAATGAGCGGCAAAATGCTTCAGACCTGCAAAAAATATTTTGATGATCGAGTGATTGATTTCTATATCACAAGATCAAACAAGAATAATGAGTTAGGGCTTGTTATTAGACTGGAGGAAATAAAAAAATGAGATATAACATCTATCTGGGACAGATTGAAAAGGCCCACACAAAAAGAAAGCTGGCGAAGCTCCTGGACCTGATCGGGAACGACTTCACCGGGATTAACTCCCGACAATATGAAGAATTAAGATTCTTGATTCTTTATAAAATGTCAGCATGAAAAAAACCCCGGAAAGCTCCAGGGTCATAAATAAAAATTATTAAAATACCAGCAAAAATAGAATATCACAGAGAAGGAGAAAAAACAATGGCAAACAAATATTTGAATAGATTAAATTGGGTGGTGTTCGCAATGATCGACCGCAGTACACAGGACGACAAGAAAAGTAAAATAAGCGTTGCAGGCGCTTTTAGTTACCCATGCAACGCGGAAGACTTTATAAAAACTCTTCCGACTGAACATAAGTGGTACATGCTCGACACTGACCGCCTGGAACGGTTCGAAGAATTTTATAATTATGTACAAGACATCAACAAGCAATATGGGGATTACGCAATATTCCATATTAATGACGGCGGTTTTACCGTTGATGAATTAAATTGTTTTCGCTCTATCCTTGATCTTTGGACAGATGCGAAAATCAAATAATTTCCTCCGGCGGCGGTCAAGCCGTAGCCCCAACGCAACCGCCGGACTTCAAAAATAAAAAGAGAGGTAAATAAACTATGAAAAATACAATGTTTTTAACTCCTGAGCAGGAGCAGGCAAGAAAAGAAAAAGAACAGGCAATTGAAAGTCTGAAATATAACTCAATGTGCTACGGCTGTAAAGAGTTCTGCGCAGATTGTGGCGGAACCACTGAAAAGCTGTGGAGCGGCTGCATTTGGTACGAAAAAACCGATTTTCCGAGCGTTTACGCTCTGGCGGCATATGTCCCGGAACTGATCAAAAATGAGGATTTTTCCTCTTTTGATGAGTTTCTGGAAGAGCTGAGAAACAACCGCGCCGGCGTTGTCGACTGGCTCGAATCCCGGGCACGCGGCGAACACTTCAAAAATGAAGTACTGACCGATAAATATATTGCAGCTTGCAAAAAGATTCTTGAAATTTTAAAGGAAGCGTAGCAGCTATGACGCAGAAAGAATTAAAAGAAATGTACATGAATATTATTAAAACAGAGGTCTGGGAAGATGAGTACATGCAAAATTTTGCAAAGAAAAATTGTGCTTATGTGGTTCAATTTTCAAACGGAGATATCGCAGATATTGAAAAACCATCTATAAAAAAGGACTTTTGTTTTGGTGCTGGCTCTTATGGTACTTGCACCAACGAAGAAATGAAAGACGCCGAAAACATGGCAGCATTAGCCCGGAAAAGTGAACAATATTTTAAAGAACAAAATCTAAAAAAGATTGATTCTGATATAGAGGATCTCGAAAAATGTTTGAGCGGTTTTGAATACGAGTGTTATACATACACTCATTATATGGGGCAACCAGACAACAGCAAATTAAAGGCTTTCACGGTAGTGAGAACCGGATATAATCCAGAATTTACCCCGATGCGTTGGATTAATTGCAAGGATATAAAAAAGCTGGGTGCGGACGATATCCAGAAAATTATTGACGGCTTTAAAGAAGTCAGAAAAGCATTTGAAAAACGGATTGACACATATTTGAAAAGATACGGAACAACAAAAGTAAATTCTTGGTCGTATATCTGCGATTAACAGGCCGGCAAGCGTACCGGGGAGCATTTCCCCGGCGGCCTTTTAAAATAAAATCAGGAGGAAAATAAAATGATTAAAATTGACATGTGGTACGATGACAAAAAGGAACAGGCAACCGGGCTTGATATTTGGTTTAATGATCTCGGCTGTTTTTATTCTGGAAATATCAAGATTTTTGGCAAGACCGTGGGTGACTATTACGCAGACAGCGTCCAGGAAATTTGCGAAGCGTTTCCGCACCTGGAAAAGAAAATAAATGATTGCTTGAATTAAATAAACAATTCCGGGCGGGGCTTTCCCGCCTGTTTTTCTAACCAGAAAGGGGCTTTTATATGATAGATAGAATTATAAAACCATCGTCGAAACAGACTATTGACGCCATAAAAAGCGGGGATTTTTCCGAAGTTGATAAAATTAAAGAATCGGCAGAAAAGGACGCTAGACACGTGTTTAATGCGGTTGCTTCCGGTTCCGTCCCGCTGATCTGGTACGACTTGCCGCCGGTGCGGTGTCAGTCTGGGGCGGTGTCTTTTATGCGGTATGCGCTGCATAAATCCACGAAAAAACCGGGATATTTACAACTTTTCTGTATGGAGATCAAAAACGGCTGCATGATTCCAACATCAGACCGTCAATACAATATCGCTGACGGCGGCTTTTCTGAGTTCTTCCGGGACTTTCCCCAGATTGCAAATATAAACTATTTAGAGCAGTAAAACCGCTGCTCTTTTCTGGTGTCCTGCATCCGCTCCGGGCGGCGGTGGTTCGTGACCTGTGCCAGGACTTCACCGGGGCTTGTTTCCCGGTGTGATGTGCATTGACAATTATATATAGTTGTATTGGCTTCTATTTGACGTTTTAACGGCTTTCAGCGTGATTCTGGTATATTTTATCACAGGCATATAAAACCGCCTTAAAACGTCAAATATCGAATTGATAACAGGGATTGACGACAGAACGCAAAGGGGTTATTATTTTGTATAGCTGTACGGCTATAAAAGGGAGATCACATGAGCAAAATAAAATACGTGTATCCATACAAAAACACTGATAAATGGATTACGCAAATAAATTATAACAGCAAGAATTACACGCTTGGAATTTTCGCAAGCCCGGAGGAGGCCGCACAAGTCCGCAAAGATGCGGAAATCGCAAAGAATAACGGCACGTTCCCGGAGTTCTTCGCGAAGCTGCGCCCGGGTGTGCAGATCACAAACAACAATATAAAACGATGCGTTGTCTGCGGGAAAGAGTTCGAGAGTCGTAACGGGCGACTTGTGTGCGGCCCGGAGTGCAAAAGGGAACGGCTGCGGATGTCTTACGCAAAAGCAAATTCCAAAAACGCTTATAAAAAAGACATCGTAAAATACAAAAATCTGCATCTTAACAGTTTCGGGCGCTGGGAGGTTAATGTATACCGGGATGGCGCAAAATATTACCTTGGCTCTTATTCTGCCTTAGAAGACGCCTTAAGCGCTCGTGATAGTTTTACGGGATGCACAGGAAACTACGCAGAAAAAGCGGAAGAAATCCGATCAGGGGCGTTAGCGACACAAGCACAAAAATGGTGCACCGGGTACAAACACGCTCAAGAGTTCTACAACCTTAACGGGGATTTACTTGTCCCCTGCTCTTACGTTTGCCCGGACGGTTATAAACTGGGACAATGGATACGCTCACAGCGTAGCGCCAGAAAAGGCAATTCATACGCCCAGACCACACCGGAGCGGGTAGAACTGCTCGACAAAATCGGGATGGTTTGGGACGTCAAGAAAGTTAGAAATACTTAATTAATACAATCATATCTGATTAGAACAAATGTTTAAAATTGGTATTACCGGGCAATTCCTGTATCAATTGCAGATGCACTGGAACTGGAAAACCCCGGAAAAAAATCGCAGAAATCTGGAACTAATTCAGACCTGCGATTTTTTATGCTTGTTAATTTTGTCGAAAATTCCGTAGAACGTACATCGGCGTGCTGTGAATTTTTTTGAATTTCTATTGACTTTTTAATTCGTAAGAGATATTATTATTCCAACGGATATCAATGGTGAAAGGCGTCCGGAGCCTCATTGATAGACGGATAAAGTATAACACATGGTGTTGGAAGGTGGCAGTAATCAAGCTGCCACCTTTTATTATTTCATAACGTTCAATTCGTCACTTCTGAAATTCTTTTTATTCTGTATAACGTTTGAAATTTTAACATTTCTGCGCTTCTGTTGGCTCGTTTCCTTACTTCTGCGCTTCGCTGATTCCCTGCTGATGGTTCCCATGCCTACTCCTTTCTGAACACTTCTTTCATGTTCTGGCTCCGTGAATTGAGGTTTATAATTGGCACATCCACATTGAGTTCATCCGGCACGATACCTACGATCACAACCTTTGTCGGCTCTATTGCGTCCAACATTTCCTTAAAATTCTCGCAAAACTCCATTCTTGCAGACTTTGACCGCACTCTGCCATTGGTGCAACATGATACAGTGCTTCTGTGTGGTGTTCCATCAAATATCCATGGCATTTCCTTTGGACTAATAATATTTACGGACGGAATAATTTTAACGCCCATAACCGCCCAATAATAGCCTAAAGCATGGTTTCTGTACAGGTTGTAGATATTCAACGCACTTGGCATCCCGGAAGCAATTGTGAAATCTGGGCTGCAAACTGAATTGAAACATTTTAAGTGCTCAATGCACTGGTCAGGCTGATTCCATACCTGTAGAAAACTTTTGTCGTCAATGTAGAAATTCACCGTCAAGTCCTTGTGACCTTTCAGTGATCTGGATTTTGAAGACGCAAAGTCAATCGACTTGCCCGGTGAGAAATCCACTTTTGGGAGCATTGGTATCTGAAACTGGCCGTCAAGTTCTGCACCGGTTATCAGATATTCTTTCATCACATCATATGCGGTATGTATCACAACACCACCTCCATACAACCATATTAACATAATTTAGGTAACAAAAAAAGACCGCATTTCTGCCGTCTACATTGGTTTTACCTGCGTCTCACACACAAGTTTTCCTCCTATGGTTTTAATTCGAATATTTGTTCTTGTTCCTTACCTGTTCCCTAGCCTGTTCCCTCGAACTTTTAAATACCTCTAAAAAGCACAAAAAACCTTGATTTTGCAAGGTTTTCGTTAGCAGCCAGTACGGGAATCGAACGTATCTTTAAACTGCTATCTTTCCTATAAAACCAATGCTTCTAGCTTTTTTCAGGGTGTTCCTTTTTGTTCCCTAGTTGTTCCCTCTCAAAAAAACTATCTCGACACCACCATGAACTCGTTTATACTGTCCATGATTTTTTGTTTTTTCTTGAGGTCCTTTCGGTCTCTGTGGTAGTAGTTCTCGGAACACGAAATATTTGTGTGGCCCATCTGTGATGTGACCATCTGATTATCTATGCTGTGGTCGAGTAATATCGTGCAATATGTTTTTCGTATTTTATGCGGTGATTTTTGAATACAACCAGTTTTCTTGCACACTGTTCTTAACCGGTTCCTGAACGAATAAGTATTTAATCGCTTTCCATCTTTAGAAAATATATATTCACAGAATGTCGACATATTTCTAAGCTTCTGTAATATCCATATACACCCCTGAGGAACCACTACATTTCTTACGCCTGCTTCTGTTTTCGGAAAGTCTTTGACTTCAAAAATGCCTTTATGGTTTTCAAAATGCCTTACTTCCGTTCTTCTGACTTTAATCGTACTGATATGTGGTAGCCAGTCATTCCATTTCAAAGCGCATAGCTCCCCAACTCTCAGCCCGGTTACGAACATAAGCATAATGCCAAGATTTACTATGTCCTGATTGTCTTTCAAGTAGTCAATCATCCTGTCCATTTCAGCGTCGTTGAATACTTCTTCCGAATCTTCTTTGATATTTCTTTTGAAAGATTTATCGGTGACATCCAAGTCATAGAATAATTCCTGCACGTTCCAATCAATCAGCTTGTTGCGCTTTGCCCATTTTAGGGTGCCTCTGGTAATTGTCTTGAGATTACAGAATGCCTTTGCGGTTAGATTGTGTTCACTGATCTGCTCTTCCAGGAAATTGCTGATATCCTCTGACTCAATGTTTTTAATTCTGCGTTCTCCCATGGTCCCAAAAAAACGATTAAAGTCCTGCTGATATCTCTGATAAGTTTGTATTGAAATCTTGTTCAGATCAACCTTGCGCTGCGCCCATTCCTCGAATACACTCTTGATCTTTGGATTCTCTGCTTTCTCGCGGTGCGTCTTTACGATCAGGTCCTCTAAATCCTGTTTAGACCGGCGCTTGAACATTTTCCTCTGTCCGGTTTCATCGTAAGTCATACGGATTTTCCAATATCCGTCAGATGCCTTCCACATGCTGCCCCTGTATTCTTTTAAAATTTCTTCCCTTTTATTCATTTCAACTTGCTCTTGTATGTGAGACAAATTGATGATACCATTCTCAATTGCATATTTCAAGTCGTCATTATTCATAAAAAATAAGGAGGAACCGGGATATCCTTTCGCTGGCCAGCGGCTCCTCGTTCCTCCTTTCTTTCACACATAATCAAAAATATTCATCTGTCCTTCCGGCATATCATCTTCAAGATTGAAGAATTTACAGGCAATAAAATTTCCATGCCAGTCCCGATCACCGCCGTACATCAGACATTTTCCCCTCTTTCCGTCCCTATAGAATCTACATTCAGAACATTTATGCTGATATGCTGTTCCCCCGGAACGTTTATACATTTCGCTTATTGTTCTCATTTCTTTTCCTTTCAAAGGTTTAAATTCTCAAAGCTGCTCTTCTTTTTGTTCCTGTTCTTCTTTTAAAAATCCCTTTCATTACGCATTCCGTCGGTAGGCATCCTCTCATGCGATCGTTAATAAGGATGTAATCGCAAGTTCCATATGATAACCCTCCAGAATTATTCTTTGAAAAATAATCACAATGCTTACATTGCTTTTCTTTTAAATTCTGAATTTCTCTGAAAGACATTTCGCCCCATGGTTTAACAGCTATTTTCATTCTCTTTACCTCGCATTCCTTGTACCATCTTCATTTTCAAATGTTGTGCTATATGTTCTCTGACAGATTCCTCTGGAAATGGGATTTCAAGTGATCGCTCCAGAATCCTGTTTGTGATTCTCTCGTCATATTTCAGTTCTGATATCTGGCAGTTGCTCGTGAATATAGTGATTTTCCTGTCGACATACCGCCCGTTGATAATGCTATAGAATCTTTCGTTAATCCACTCCTTACCAGAATCAGCGCCGAAGTCGTCAATGATAAGGATTTCTGTTCTGGACAAATCCTCTATCAACTTTCCTTCCGTATTCCCTTTGTCTCCCCATGTATTCTTGATCTCATCAAGAATCCTGAGGGATGTGGTGAACTTTACTGGCTTCTGGTATTTCTTCATAATTTCATTCGCCAAGCTGCATACTGTTTTAGTTTTGCCAGAACCTTTTGCATTTGAGAAAAGGTATAGCCCTATTCCTTTCTTCTGCATATCAGGAAGATTTTTAAACCAGTAATTTACCGCCTGAGCCGCCTGAGAAAATACTTTTCGACTCTCAGCGTTCAAATATACACTTGACTTCAAATCGTTGAAATTTGAGCCTTTAAACACGTTTGGAAGCTCTGCAAATTTCAATTGATTTTCAAGGATTATTCTTTTTCTGATTCCGCAAGGGCATTCCTCGCAATAGGGAATACCGCTTGCATCTCTTACCCATCTCCACCCGCTGTCCCCACATTCAGGGCATTCAAGCGAACGGGGTGTCTGATTCTTCTCCGTTCCATTCTCCAAGTGGGACAAGTGGTTCGACATTTCTTTGAGCTGCGTCAGTTCCATTTCGCATATCCTCCCTGTTGTGGTATTTGTTTTCGAGTATCTTTAAGAAGTTGTTCGGTTTCACGAACCATTCAAAATTTATTGCAAAATCTGTTTTCTTTCCTAGAAGAAAATCGCTTTTTCGCACATTTTCCAGTGCTTGCATTACCTTATCCATGCCATATTCTCGGATTCTTGCTTTCAGCATTTGAGTTCGCCTTGCTGTCATTCTTGCGATCGGCTGAATCCCGAACTGCTGAAGCTTGTTCCATTCATCAACAACTTTCTGAACATCTCCGGGCTTGACTAAATCTTTTTCGCAAGAAATCTGCTCTGGAATCTCCGGCATACGTTCTTCCTCTGATAATTCTTTCTGGCGTTTTCTATGCTCTGCGACCCGTTTTCTGGTCTGCTCTCTGATTTTTTCAAGCCCGTCAATGTTCTGATGTTCTTCCCATCCGGGAATTGAAAGTAATGTTCCATCTCTGGTTATCATGCCGAACTTTTCAAGAATTGTAAGCGCAAGTTCGATCACACTTTCATCAAAGTCCAGCTCGTCAGCCAGCATTTTATTTGTATATGGGATATTCTCTGTCAAAAAAATAATCCCGTTTGAATTACAACGCCCTGCCATCGTCAGGAGCATCATCCAGATTAGTACAATATTATTTCCCTCTGGAAGTTTTCTGATATGCCGGATTTTCTTGTTGTCAAACATATCAATTTCTAATCGAATCCAACTCACCTTTGTCATTTAGCCACCTTCCCGTCTGGTAAGGACATTTCCGCCCTTACCACATTGATTTTCGGATGAATTTCTCCATTAAAGAGTCCATCCAGCTTTTTGTGTGATTTTCACAGCTATCATCTTCCTCTATCAGGACACCTTTGCGATCACACAGCCCGTTGTCGTTTTCAATACAAGTTTTGCATGTTTTATCTGCCATTTTCCTCACCCCAATCTAATTTCTGCCCACACCTGTTACAATAATTATTCATGCCAATATATGCATGATGTACCATACTGGAACGGAACATATCTTCTGGGTTATCACTGTTACATTTAGAATCAACATCGTCGTCTGAAAAATCAATGATATGCAATCCGCACGACGGGCATATGCAGGCGTACAAGTTTATACCATAACAACAGTCAAACCCAACATCTTCATATAAAATTTTCTTTGGGATCTGCTTTTTCAATGCCTTAACCGCAACCATTCTAACTTCATGCGTACATTTACCACCATAAGCCGTGCTATCATAACTTAATTCTTTTAATGCTTCTTCTGGTTTCATATCACTCCTCCGCTCCAAACATTTTTCTCAAATTATTCCGACAACCTTTTGCCACCTTTTCGAGGCTTTCATAACATGGTCTCAGCGTGCATCTTTCTTTGTACCCGTTGCATTTAGTGCCGAATAGAATAGTGTTTCTACATATACCGTCTTGACTAGCGCAACATTTATTCATTATTTTCTCCCTCTGCGATATATTCTTCGCACTCCTCCGCATATTCATAACTGTCCATATCATCACATCTGCACTGGCAGGAATCCTGTTTATCACAGCAAATGCAGCACTCTGTTTCGTTGTCCGGACACTCTAATTTACATCTTCCCATTTAGTCCTCCTTATATAGTTCTGGAATCGGCATCCAAGCCACGACGTCTGTCCAATCAATTTTATTTTTGCAATTTGTGCAATCAGCAAGAATCCACTCTTTTTCAGGCGTCCAGTATGCCATCCAGCAAAATCTGCCGTCTGTGACTAAATAGCATTCCGCATAATTCTTTTTGGTTTCTGGCAATCTCTCACTGACTGGAATCCAGTCAGCAGACAACCGCTCAATAACTTTCTTCTGCTCCTCTTCCGATTCACAGTGTATTACAATGTCATAGGTATCATCGTATGCACTAAATGTGCCGTCTTCGTTCTGCACAAATGTCATTTCGTCGCTCATACTTCCACCTCCTCATAAGTTTTTCTGAATATATCTGGTTTGCATGGATAAAATTCTCCGTGAACACCTTTGATGATGTAATCGCCAATGTTTGCAAGATGCTCACCCTCTAATGTCTTTATTACCAATCCACCTTGAACTTTCCATTTGTCGATATAGAAGTTATCAGATACAATCGGGAAATCAGATGTCATATACTCGTCTGGACAATTGCCATTTGTCAGAAAATCGAACATTTCTCGCTTATTTGTACCAGTCCACTGTATAGCATCAATTACAACTGGTTTCTTTCTGTACTTCATACTTCCACCTCACTATCCTCTGGCATCTGGAATATCATTTTTTTCATAAAATCTTTTCTAATAGTTTTTGCAATTAATGTATTATCTTTTCCCCTCTGAGATTCACTGGCCGATTTGCAAACATCAGGAAGAAGAATTTCATTTAATTCCGCATCTGCATAGGCTTCCTGAATCATATCCAGTACTTTCATGGCTTTTGCTTTGGTGGAATAAAGGCCAATCACATAACCATTACCTTTCCAATATACGAATATTGGATATTTCTTGCCAATGACACCTGAAATGTGAAAAACTATTGAGGTTTCCATATTGACTAAAATTTCTTTATCTTGACTTCTGATTAACATTTTGTGTCCTCCTTTTATGGTCTTTTATATCCTTTGCACTTTTTGGTTCCGCAGTATGCTTTCGCAAACAGTGGTTCGCCTTTCTTTCTATTGTGATAGTTCACGGGACATTCTTTGTTTTTACATTCGTTACAGCAATAAAACATTTTACACTAATCCTCCTTATCTTTATAATTCATCACAATTGCAATTACCTGCACCAGAACTTTCTGAATCTGGTCGTAAATGTGATAATCGTCAGTTCCGAAATGAGAGTTCAGTTTTGCGTCTTCCTTGCCTTTTCTGTAGCAATTTTCCATAAATTCAAAACTGTATATATCATCTTCCTTAATAATTTCACCATTACTTCTCCATTCGGCAATCATTGCTTCTTCAACCAACGAATTTACAACATCGTCTGAATCCTCATCCCCGTTCAGATGTTCTACGCAACGGTCAATAAATCCTAACTTGTCAACGTACATATACGCTTTTGACGTTCCAGATGTATACTCTTTGAACGCTTGCTCAACCTGTTCTTTGAAGTCCTCTGGCAGGTTAAAAATATCCACTTCCAGTCCTCTTGGAAGATTTATTGTGTAACTTCTCATTTTGTGTCCTCACTTTCTCCCATGTACGCAACTAACACGCTATTGTGCAGTCCTCCATGATTTTAATATTCAATAAAATCAGATAATTCCATCTGACCAACTACATTGTTGTCCTGCATCCACCATAAATAGACTTCTTCGCCACAACTCCACTTCGTATCTTTTCCACGCAGCTTGCGTTCCTCGATCATTCTGTCAAAAGAATGTATGTAGGCTTGCTTGTACTTTGGAAAATCGTACATTTCCTTTTCCCTCTGCTTCTTTGATGCAAGTGGACAGCCTAGACAGCCTAACCGATCATATCCGCATTGATACAGTTCGCATACCTGAACATCTTTCTCGCCAATGAACTGCCAGATATTCTGATCTGTCCAATCAATAATTGGATTGACTACTGTTTTTACTTTCATCTGGCAATTTTCAAATAATCTTCTAGTATTATCATTGTCGGTGATAAGCATTTTCTCATCAGAAACACCGATACTTTTACTTGCCATCTGCCCCAATACTTCAAATGGGCTTCTGTTGCTTCTCTTACTGCTTTCAGACCATCTAACGCCTGTTGCGATCATTCTGTTGGGATTCCCGCCTTCTTTCAGTTCTGAACAACAATACCGAACGATTCTGGTAGGTGGCATTAGCTTTCTAGGAATGAGATTCCACATTGTAAGACGGTTGCCGTTTTCCTGTACATGATAGTCAATCTCACATTTAATACCTTTACTCGCCAATTCAGAAAACACATTTTTGATATGTCTTACTGTCTGCGGTGCATCAACAGTAGTATGCGAATTATGAACCTCGAACGGGATTCCAGACATTCTGAACAATCTCAGAAGTACATCTGAATCCTTTCCGCCAGAATACTCACATACAAGTGGTTTATTATAATGTTTCAATGAAATATCACTTGCCAGCTTTAATCTATCTATGGACTTTTCAATTAATTCTTTCACACGCCATACTACAAATATCCGTATGGCAATTTTACAATCTGCTTTATAGCCTTGGGAGTTATTACCTCTGACCATTAGTCTGTTCTGCACTATGCAGGAGAACCAAGGCATTCCAGTCTAGCATTTACCAAATTTTACCCAGCCTATTCTGATTAGGCGGAACCTCGTTTCACGAGGATAAGTGTTATTCCTTTCTATGTTTAAACTTCATTTTTATTTTCATTCTCTCCGAATCCAAATTCCTTGTTAATATCAAAAGAATCAAATTCAATCTGCAAACCCATTTCTTCCTTAATTTCCTTGTATGCTGCTTCAACACCGACTTCCTCAACATATCTTTCGGCTTCGGTAATCTTATCAATGAAATTCTGGTTTGCTTTCTTGAATCCCCATGCTTTCTTGATTGCAATAACAGAAATTAAAATATTTGCCACAGCAATATAATCTTCTGCTTTCCACAGCTTTTCCTGTGATTCTTTGATAAGCTGCTCTCTAATTTCCTGTTCTTTTGAATCCAAATACGTTTTAAGAGATTCGATTCTTACGCCAGTCTGCCTGGAAGCCTGCTCCATTGTAAATCCAGTTATGTTAAGTGGCGCCGGGATTAAGCTTCTTTGATTTTTTGGCTTTTTAATCTTCAACTTTCCCAACCTACAGCCCTCCTTATCTTCTGAGTCAGAATATCAAATTCCATCAACATCCTGCGATCATTCTTGTTTGAGTATGCGATTGTTTGTTGCCCATCATATATGACCGCATATCTTCCGTTAATGTCATATGCCCCGCTGATTGCCTGCGATATCTGACTTCTTGTCTTTCCTGTCAATTCTGATATTTCAGCAAGCGTCAGTTCCCCGATATACTTTGAACCGTCGTATACGTCATACAGTTTCATGTTTCTTTACTCCTATCAGTTCGTATGTCCTGTGCGAACCAGTTCCGTGAAATACGATCAATCCGTCGTCCTCGAACTGCCTTAGATGCCTCTGAACAGCACTCCTGCTGATATCTAGTTCCTCAGATATCTTCTTGATTGTTGGAGTCCCTTTGTGAGATATTGCGTATTTACGGATGAAATAATAAATATCCTTGCGGTTCTGAATCCATTGCATGTGTTTTTGATGTCGTAATGCGTCCATATTCACGATTCCTTTACAAAAAATCTTCTATGCTTATCTGACTGTTTTCCTCAAAAACAAGCATTTCTTCTTTTGCTCTCTTAAAGAAATTTCTATCAATTTCAAAGCCGAAAGCATTTCTTCCTATTTCATGTGCAGCTCTTAACGTTGTCCCGCTTCCGCAACATGGGTCTATTACTACATCTCCGGGATCAGTAAACGTTTCAATCAATCTTTTTAAAAGTTTGACTGGCTTTTGTGCCGGATGAATTTTAGGAATATCTTTTCCATCTTTCTCCCAATCGAACCAGTTAAAAACCATGTGCCCTGTACCTCTGATTGTTTTTCCGTTTTCGTCGATCTGAACGCCGTTCCTAAACTTAGGAAGCCTGTCTCTGTAAAACAATAATGCGTATTCCGTAGCTCCAACCACACGCATATTCGCTTTTAATACTTGAGGGCTGTAATTTTTTATGAAAACAAGTGGGATATAATGTACAAAACCATGTTTTTCAGCAGCTTTAATCAATGTTTGCGTTTGTTCAAACGAGCAAAATACAATCATACATGGAGAATTGCTACTTCTTCCTCTTGGCACAGGTGTTGTATCTTCTTTTTTTAACATTCTTGAGCAAAAGTGAAAGTATTCATATAAGTTAAAATTAAAATCTGAATTAAAGGCAGCTTTTCCTGCTAGTTTACTTTCACCATTTTTATTATCCCCACCTACGTACCACATAGGGTTACTTCCGTAAAAATTATTCGCTACATTATACGGAACATCAGCTATAACGAGCTGTGCTCTTGGAATTGCATATTTCTTGTAATTTTGCATTGAGTCTCTGTATATTTCACATTTTAATTTCATATTTCAAAGAAGCCCGGTGCACCCTTACGTCACATGAAGGCAAGCTCCTTTCATTTTTTATTCATACGTTTTCTCGTTAATCAAGTCTTGGAACTTTTCAAAAGCCCGGATTGACACTTTGTTGCTCTGCTTTTCTGGTTTCAGTGAAACTTGCAAGTGCGTATCTATGATGTGAGATAGTTCTCTGGCGAGGGATTTCTTTCCCTGCTGTACACCTTGCATATATGTCTTTGGCGGTTTATACTGTCCTGTTACTTGCTTTCCTGTCGACTGCCCACCTGCAGTGATGTTATACATCTGAAAACCTTTGTCAGCAAAAGATTTGATCGTTTCAATTTCTTTCTGGTCGAGTTCACTTTTTTTACACGTCATATATGTAAGTTTCCATCCAGTGGGGTTACTTTCACTGTAAAATTTATGTTTTTTAAGACTTAACGCTATGTGATCGTATTCTCCTAAATGGCTCGCACATCTCTCACAAAGGCTAACTGCCTGCCCTACGTAGCTTCTTCTTATTCCTGCTTCATCAGTTCTGTAAAAAGCATATATGCCGCTTGAATATGGAATACCCGGGCATATTTCTTTTATTTTTTTCTCACGTTGACTTTTCATCATATAAATTTGTCTGTAATTTATTTTTTTCATTATTAAAAACTTATCACCTCGATTCATTTTTTGGTGTGTTCTTGATACCATTATGATACCACTCCGATACCTGTATTGCAAGATAAAAATGATACCACTTTGGTATCTGATTGACACCGACAGGCAAAAATGCTACAATGTTCTAAAAAACAAGGGAGGGATTTCACATGACCATCAAGTCTGATAAGACCAGAACTAACATCACGTTCCCGATACAGCTTAAAGAACAACTTGAGCAAATTGCCAAGCAGGAGAACAGGAGTTTTAACAATCTGGTCATTACTGTTCTCCGAGATTTTGTAAAAAGTGCCGATAAATAGTCGGTGCTTTTTTATTTAAAATTCCCATTCTTCATCTTCGTCTTCATCGCCATCCATATCGCAATAACCATGATCCATAATTTCTTTGAACATGGATATTGCTTTTTTGAATCTATCACGCAAAACTGTTTCTTTCTGTTGAATATCTGCAATTTCCTTTTTACGTTCATTGATTTCTTTAAGCAATGCTTCGTTCTCTTTTTCAAGATTATATCTGGCGATTCGTTTCATGGTTGTTGGGTCAAGTTTTACAAGTTCTTCACCCGTCTCAATAAACGCGCATATTGGTTCTGGCGTTGACTGAATAAAATGTCTCTCTTCATCTCCTGCGAGTGTTACTTCGATCATTTGCTTTTCTGGCTCTTTGACTATAAAATGTGTCACGCCAAAGCACATCATCTTGTCACTATCGTAGAAAATAATTTGTCCTTTTTGTATCATTGAATTTGCTGATACCATATTTACTCCTCCACAAATGGTGGTTTCTCATCTTCGAAGAAACTTTCATAATCGAACCATTCATCTTTAATGAAATTTCCGATAATTTTCACTGAATGTCCAAGTCCTTTCGTAGCAACTCTAACATGCTTTCCTTTCATTTCTATCAGGTCATCTACGCCAACGACATCCATGATTCTCATAATCGCTTCAAGCCCTGCCTTTGAACCTTTAAAGTTTTTTGAGCCAAGGTAACCATGTCCTAAAACATATCCTCCGAATACAACGCCCCATCCACCGCCAGAAAGAGTGAGGTCAAGGGTGAGTACTCCGTGATCTTTAAAATTCAATGATACATTTGTAATTTCAGCATTTCTTAATCTGTTTCCGTCGTTAATAAGTTCTTCTTCTGTCCAAATTTTCATTTCTTTCTCCTTTCAAAATGTATGATTCGCTTTCCACTTTTTAACCAATTCTTTTGCTTCGCTTTCACATTCTTTCCAGTATTTTTTACTTTCTTTGTAATTCTTTCCATTGAGTCCACAGATTGTATCGTTATAAAAGAAAGTTGCTAGTAATGCTAAATTGAAGTTCCAGTCATTGACTTTTCTTCTTTCTAGGTACCATTCTTCAAATTTCTTAAAAGTGATATGAACCACTCCTTTCAAAACGGACATAAATTCAAGTCAACATTCAGTCCCGGTCTTGCGATCTGCACCAGAACATCATCCCCTGCAACGTCCTGTATCTCTTTCTGCATCACTTCCGGGTCTCCCCATCCCTCTGACAGGTGACACAGCGTTATGGTTCTGAGCGAAGCGGTCTTGTTCACTCGGATAATCTCTTTTACAGTAGATAAACTGCTGTGCCCCCGGATGGAGTGTTCAAACTTAAATGAATCCTGCTCCGGCGATTCATCAAGATGATTACATTCTATAAGGAAGTGATTTATTCTCATGTTCTTGAATGTGAACGGCAAATATGAGAAGTCTGTCGCATATATCAGTCGTCCGCATTCTTTGTGAGATATCAGGTATGCAAAGTTTGATGTCTTGTCGTGTGGGACGTAGAAAGGTGTTGCCCGGAATGAACCTATGTCCTTCGATTTCTTCTCTGGTAAGCCGATCATCAGCTCACCAGAGATTGTGTTTACACTCTTAACTGTCTCGTCATTGGTGTAAATTTGAATGCCGGCATTCAATATTTCTTTGTACGACTTCTTATGGTCGCCTTAATTAACCATGTTCATGACTTAGTAAGCACCCCGAAACTTCTGATATCCTATAAGAAATTCCTTTCAGGATTTCCGAGTATTTGCATCCACAATCCAGAAGTAAAATTTCGCCAGATTCAGATTTAAGCGCATAGCAGTTTCCCGGCTGACTTCCTGTATTTATTACTCGCATGAACATTTTGAATCACCTCGCTTTCTGTTTATTTGTAGCTATTTAAAATTAAAGAAGCAGTTTCTCCAATCATATTTTTATCGTCCTGCTGATATGGAGGAGTTCCGCACCATAATTCTTTCATATCTTTTAAATCTGTAGCCGCCATTGCGTCCCTTATTAATTGAAGCTCTTTAAGCGATAATTCCACAGTCACAATGGAATCCCAATTTATTTTCTTTCTTCCTACCTCTTTCATACTTCATCATCCCCCGGAAATCTGAATACAATGTTTGCCGGTTCAAATTTCACATCTGAACTGCTAACCATGGTTTTGATGATTTCAAAACCTCTTGCAGCCATTTTTATACATTCCTCGTAATCGTCATCACTCATTTCAACGTTTTGTGATAAAAACATTCCTGCATACACTCTATTTAACATTTCCATTGCTTTCTGGCACTTTTCTCGGCTTTCATAAACTGCCATCACATATGGACTCTGCTGTATTCCTCCGGCAAATACCGCCTGTATGTAGTTGTCCGAAACAAGCAACGCTGTCATTTCATACGGAAGATTGATTTTTCCATCCTGCGATATAATCCTCATAGTTCTCACCTCGCTTCGTAAAATAATCTTTCACTGACTCGTAGTACGGGCAGTTTTCACACCGCCCGATTTGAGTCATGCCGTTACCGAATTTGCCGCAGTCACATCGGTCGAAATTGATACAGTCGAAGTGCATCATATGCGATCACATCTCTTCTGGCTTCATAAAATCTGGAATCTCTGTTTCCTGTTTGTCTGCTGCCGGAACTGGTTCTTTCTCGGCAGTTTTTACGACTTCTGCGACTATTGGCTGTTTAGGCTGTTCTTCGATTGCCACTGGCTCATCTGGGATAAATTCTTCTGCATTGGCGTTCTGCTCGATTTCTTCCTGTACTTCTCTGTATGTGGCGTCCATCATGTTATATTCGTAAGCCTGCACTGGATTGTCCCATCTCTTAGGAATAGACTTCATAATGTTGTTTCGCATCTTACGAATAATCATTGATTCTCTTGACTGTGTTTCGTAATAAGACGGTGAAATGTACGGTCTTAACTCCTCGCAATCAATGATTGCTTCCAGTTCTCCAATGTCAGCGACCTTTTTCATAATCTCTTTTTTCTTTGCTTCAATTTGAGCTTTCTGCGCATCTGTAGCTTTATATCTGTCTGCACAAATTCCAAACGTTTCATTCTGGAGATTATTCTTGATGTGCGCTGCAAGATTCTTCAGTACATCTGCTCTTTCGCAAGAAAGATATTCAATATGTCCGTCTTTATACTGAATTGGATATACGATACGGACTACCTTACCTACACCGGATTCTTCCCATTCTGGCGGTGTGATCTCTACGCCCTTATGTCTCGGAGGTGTATATTTGTCGCCCTCTCTAACTTTCCAGTACGGGAATACTTTAGCCACATTGACACCATATCTACTTACAAGAGCGTCATTCCCATCGCCCTCAATCGCAAATTCGATTTTCTTCTCCCACTGTGCCGGTTTTCCTTTTCCTGCCACATTTACGTTTCTAATCTGGAAATAACACTCTCTCGGCTGTGCGTTTGCATTCAGCTTTAACGCCGCTACTTTTTGCATAACGGACTTTAAGTTTGATGTATTTACCGATTTCATATCAGTTCCACTTTCGTGAATCATTTGATAAATAGCCGCCATTGCTGACACTACGCATTCTTTTGAATAGGAATCAAACTCCATTCCTCTTGTTTCTAAATCTTCTTTCATCAGGTCTACATAGCTGTTTGTCCATACTGAAAGAGTGGTGTTAAATGCTTTTACTTCTGCCATTTTTTATATCTCCTTTTCTTGATTTTTTATATTTCCCTCAGGCGCATACATAGTGAATTGAGTTTTTTAGTTTGATATATTCTGTTCTGTTGTGTGCTATAATTAACTGTTCTTTCCTGATGTTTCTTATTTAGGTGAACCTCAATCCACCGTGAATACACCTGAGGGTTATGCTCGGTGGCATATGAAACAGAGTGAATGTTTTATAATTTTCTATTTTTTGTTGTTTTAAAGTGTTATATCCTTCTGTGTTTTCCGGGCATTCACCCGGATTCATATGCCGCCGAACTTCTTTACTTTAAATAACAGTCACGTTTTCTGGATTGATGTGATATCGTCCATTTCCATTTGCTCGCTGTGTACCGATTCCAATATACTTTCCACTGGTCTCGATCAGCTGCAAAACTGTCTCATGTGGAAATACAATATCCGGGCAAGATACTTCAATTGTAGTTCTCCAATTATGAAATACATTGCTACTACAAAGAACCGGGCTTGCACTGATTCCAGATGTAGGAACGATATTGCTCACAACTTCAACGCTCTCAAAATTTACCGGGCAAATGGAGCCTGCCATTGAAAGTGAACGCTTGATGTCTGTTCCTTTCTTTCCGGTGGAGTCCTTAAAGAACGTAATAAATGTCTCAGTAAAAGCTTTCTTGAACGCCTGAGTAAGAATGCAAGGACGGTTATCTTTCATGTATGATTCCCATTCTTCCTGAGTGTAAAGAGAAATATCTTCATCGTGAAATTCAATCGGTTTTTCCCAGTGAATGCCTGTAACCAAGCCCTCCCAAATATTTTTTGACTGGTTGTAGATTTCCGGCATTTTTGTTCCTTTATCATGCGCCTGTTTCCAACATTCGGCCTGTTCGTAGTAACGACTTCTTTTATGAAGAATAAGGTCTGTATCACCGATAAGTTCCAGTTTTAATGTTGTTTCTTTTAAAGGTTCGATTGTAAATGATTTTGCTTTTGCCATTGTGTTTTTCCTCCGAAATTTTATGATTTGATTTATAGTTTCTGTTTGCGCAAACGCTCAAGCAGATTATTCTGCAATAAATATGTATGTAGTATGCTGTTTTGCTTTATTTTGTTCTTCGGTATTCTACGGTACCCTATGGTATCCTGCGGAGTAATCCGCTTGAACCTTTACGCAAATCCCAGATGTACTTAGCAAGTAGTAGAATATGCTGTATTTTACTTTCGTGTGCTGTTCTCTATTATGCAGAGATATAATTTTCTTGGCAGATTCTACTACCAGTTAAATACATCTGGTTGAGTTGAACGCTCGGTATGCGGCATAAATTGTCCTGTGCTGTGCTTTGATGTTATATTCTTCGTTATACTTTTCTTCGCTGTGGAGATTTCATGCCACATACCCAAAATTCAATTTTTGTTTGGAGAGCTGCTTTACAGACGATATAAAAGTCATGGCTTGCGCTGTGATGTTATGTCTTGTGCTGTAATATTTTGTTCTATACTGACGGTTATACCGCCTGTAAAACAGCCCTCCGTTGAAAGTGTTGCGTTGTATCTTATTCTGTTTTCTTATGTCCTGTAGTTTCATACTTTGTTTTTTATTAAGTGTTCCACAACACTCGCCACTCTGCACAAGTAAAAAATTTGCACTGTAATATAATATTTTATGCTATGATATGCTGTTTTCTGATATTGTGCTTTGTATTTCTGCTTATGCAGACTGATAAATGCTGTGGTTTCCTACGCTCATAAACCTGTAAAAGTCTCTTGTGGTATATTTTACTGTGATATTTTGTACTGTCTTTCAGTATCGTATTGTCCTGCTTTTACAGGCATATCAACGTAGGAAGTTTGCCACTACTGCACTCATAAACCTATGAAAATGTTCTTGAGTATCTTGTGATATTTTGTTCTGTGCTATAGTTTACTATGCTTTCGTGTACTTCCTATTTTCATAGGCATATCAGCACAGTAGTGGCTTCGATATTTAATTAATCATTTCCCATATTTCTTCATATTCTGAGATACTGTTAAATTTCTGCTTTATTGCCAAAAGTTCGCTCCTGCAACGCTCTACAAGTGATTTATATTCGTCTGGCTTCTTCAAAATCAACTTTGTTGGTTTATATCCGGACTCATTGTCAGTCTTGTAGAAAACTCTGATTGTTGTCGGCTCTGGCTGCTTATCAGGCTTCTGCTCAATGATTTTAAGGTTCCTTACAACTGCTCTTGCTTCTGAAATTCTCCATTTCTCAGCAGCTTCGGTATCATCCCATGTAAAACACTTGTGAAGTTCAGTGTTGCTGTCTCTGGCTTTTTCAAGAATCTGCTGTGGCGTTGCTGATTCCAGTTCTTCGCAGATTTCCATGATTTCATCTGCGCATTTCTGCGCATCTGCTTTAAATTTGAATGTTCCCCATGTAGCTAATTGCATTTACCCACCCCTCTCAAATCTCCGTTACCGTCATATCCCCCTCAGCAACTTTTAAGAATATCAACTGCGCATCTGCGTTAATGCCTGCCAGACTGCTGTTGTCCAGTTCTGCTGCACAGTCTACGAATATCGGATAACTCACGCCGTAAAACTTCTGCAATCCGTCCATGATGGCAATTTTGCCTTTCATCATCAGGGCTGTATTGGCGTTCCCGATCAGTTTCTTCCAGTTACCGTCCTTATCCTGCACGTACCAGATACAAGCATCTACTACTTCACCATTTTTCTGCGTATCGAACAGTTTTACCTTAACTCCGTCAAAATACTGGTTTACTGTATCTTCAAGGGCGGTATTCTTCGCCATACTCAGGGATTTCAGCTCGTCCAGAATCATCTGTGCGTCAGCTTTGCTCTGTGCGTACTGTTTCTGACTTTCCTGAAGCTTCTCGATCTGTTCGTCAATTCGGACGTTGTTGTTGGATTCTCCGATTCTCTGATTAACTGCTGCCAATTCCTGTTTCTTTCCTGATAACTGCTCTGAAAGCTGTTTCTTTGCTTCTTCGCCATCGTCCAGAGAATTAAGCTCCTGTTCTTTCTCTTTGATTGAAGCAAGAATCTGCTGATATTCGGCGTTTCCTGATAAGCCTGGTTCTTTCAGTATGGCTTCCAGATTCTTATTTTCTGCATCCAGAGAAGTTTTGATCTGCTCTAATTCATCTGTCAGTTTGGAAATCTCGGATGTGAGAGCTTCTTCCTGCTTATGCGCTTCTTTCATATCGGCAGACGCTTTATTGCCAACTTGAATAACTTCATCAAGTTTGCGTTTCTTGTCACGTTCCCATTCTTCCTGAGCTTTCAACTGCTGATTGATTCTTTCCTGTTTCTTCTGTTCAAATCTTCTCTTTAGCTGCTCAATCTGCTCTGGCGGAAGATTCTGACCGCAAGTCGGACAAATGGTCTCTGCGTCCTTGAATGTCTCAGATTCAATGTTGTCCAGAGCCGTGTTGTCCCATTCCATCTCTTTGATTTTTGGATATTGTGTTCTGGCGCTCTGTAATTTTTCAAGGAGTTCTTTCTTCTGTGCTCTCAGGCTCTCTAATGCAGAAGTCTTTTTATTTAACTCCGATGTTTTAATGTTCCTGTCTAATTCAAGAGCACTGATCTTGTTGCAAACCAATGATTTCTGTTTTAACGAGTCTGCTTTAGCCCTTGATTCTGCTTCTAACAGCCTGGTTCTTAACCCTGTCAGTTCTACTTTAATCTCTCCGGCTTTCTCGTTCCCTGACTGCGCAATCTGCGTTTCAAGGTCTGAAATCTGTTCCTGCAAGGCATTCTTCTGCAATTCCAATTCGGCGGTATCAGCATCGACTTTTGACTGCTCCATACCGATAATCTGGTTTGGAATGGCTTTCAACTGTTCTTCTGCCTTTTTCAGTGTTGCACTGTTCATGGCTTTAATTTCATCTGCCTTGTAGGTTTCCAGAAGTGGTACCAACTCGGCACAGTCTGGAACCGTCTTGGCAATTTCTAAATCTGTTTTCCCGGCACCGTCTGACATAGAAAACAGAATCTTTCTGGCATCTGCATCTTTCAAATCTGTGAAGATTTCCATGTGAGACAGCATAAGGAAATTATCAAAGTCAAACCCACGTTCTTTCAAATCGGCTTTAAAATCTCTTTCAGCTTTCGGAACGCTGTTGATTTCGTACTTGTTTGATAATGCAACCTTGCCCGGCTTTCCGTCCTTTGGCTTGCTTTCTGTGCGCTTCTGGAACTTCGCTACGCTTACCGGCTTCCCATCAATTACAAGTTCACTATCAACTCTTGGAAGACATTCTCTGCCATCATCCGGTCTGATATCCGGGTTGCTCTTTAAACTGTAGTCTTTGTCGCAAAACTCCCACATATGAGCGTCTGCCAGTGTGGTTTTCCCGCATCCGTTCTTCCCGGAAACGATTGTTCTGTGACCGAACTCTACTTTCTTCTCCTGCTGACCTTTAAAATCGGTCAATCTAATTTCTCTTACTTCGATTTTTCTCATACTACAAAACCTCTAATCTTTTTACTGATACTTCCAACGCTGTTACCCATGATTGACTCTGATCAGACCACAGTTCCCGGCTTTGGAATCTTCCGCGGAGTTTGATTTTTGCTCCCTTTTTCAGATTCTCTACGGCATCTGCGTTTTCCTCCCAGCATAAACAACTGATGGCATCTGATCTGGTATATCCGTCTTTCTTCTTTCTGTTTACTGCCAGAAGTATTCTTGCCAACTTCCTGTCGTTGTTCACGCCAATCATCTTTATTGTTGGCTTTTTAATCAGATATCCAGTCAGATAAACTTCGTTTGCATCGTGTTCTTCCAACCTTTCAAGGTACTGAATCTCCATTGCTCTTACATATGCTGTAAGGCTTTTCTTACCATCTTCCCGGACTGTACGGCTTCGCATTTCACCATATACACTAGCAATCAGCTCTGTTTCTCTTGAAATCATGTATTCTGGCACAATAATCGGAAGAATATCGTAAGATGTGCTCTTTCTAAAAATTGTCATTCTTCCCTCGTACATCTTGGTTCCACCGTATTCTTCATGTGAGAATACGAACCCCGCCGGAATGTCACCTGATAAAAGCACTTGGTTCTCATCTCGCATCTTCATTTCCTAAATCACCTTCTTCATTCAACAGCAATAATGTCTCCACAAGAACTGCTGCCTGCTTCAAAACAATGTTACTGAGTTTCTTGTTTCTTGCTTCAAGTTTTGCGTTTTCCGCTTCCAGATCACAAATAATCTCGCTTGCAAGTGGTTTCTGTTCGTTGGATGTGTGTGTTTTTGACATAAAAAATGCCCTCCTAATTATTTATTTGATAAATACAGGAAGGTGTGTTATACTTGTCCTGTATTTAACTTAGCCAAATTAAGTTAGATACGCGGCTCCATGTGGTATGTCGGTACCTGTGGAGCCAAACCTTTACTCTTCTGCAATAAATTCTCCATTTACAAGTTTATAAAATGTATCAGGTTTTATCTTTACTCCGTCTACTTTCGCAGACTTCACATCTACAATATGGTATGTTCCGTCTTCAAATTCCTTCCATTCAGCAAGTACAATAAAGCATCCGATAGACCCTTTTGCTTTGGAATTGCATCCAATTGCCATTGCAACGCTCTCTTTTCCTTCTACGGTTGCCGCTGACCAGTCTCCGGTGTTGGTTGCCGCTGACCAGTCTCCGGTGTTGGTTGCCGCTGACCGGTTTCCGGTGTTGGTTGCC